ATGGGAAAATCCTTAACTGTTAAGCAAGAAAACTTCTGCAATTATTATATTGAAAGCGGTAATGCTTCCGAGGCTTATCGTCGTGCCTATTCGTGTAGAAAGATGAAGCCAGAAACAATCAATGCTAAGTCTTATCAATTGTTAAATAACGGTCAGATTACGGATAGGGTTAAAGAGTTGCAAGAAGAGCAAAAAAACAAGTCTGATATAACTAAAGAGCGTATTTTGCAAGAATTGTCCAGCATTGCGTTTTCTACAATTGCTGATATGCACAACACATGGATTGAACGTAAGGATTTTGATAAACTTTCTAAGCAAGAAAAATCTGCAATAAAAAGTATATCTACAAAGACACTTAAAAAGAATATTGGTACAAATGATGATCCTGAAATAATCGATGTTGAATATGTAAAGATAGAGCTATACGATAAAATTAAGGCTATTGAGCGCATTTGTAAAATGCTTGGATTTGACGAGCCTACTAAGATCGATTTGAAGAGTATGCTTTTTGATGTAGATACAGGAGATGAGTAAAAATGAAAAAATAACATTCGACTATCGGAAATTTAACCCGAACTTCCATCATTTAAAGAAAGCCCTAAAAGATGATGAGATCCGGTTCGTTTTTTTAATTGGAGGGTCTTCCTCGTCTAAATCTTTTTCGGTCGCACAGGCTATATTATTGTTTTGCTTGTCTGACGGATACAACACGCGTGTTTACAGAAAGACTGGCGCGACCATAGCGGACAGTATATATAAGGCTTTCAAAGAAGCGGCTAACAGCTTGGGAATATCTAAGGCTTTTGATTACAGGGAGAACGCCATCAAATGTTTTAACGGCTCTTACATTACGTTCAGCGGGCTTGATGATCCTGAAAAGATAAAAGGGCTTGAAAGTTACCAGTTTGTCATCTGCGAAGAATTGAGCGACTTTGCCGAAGCGGACTTCAAGCAGATAAAGAAACGTTTGAGAGGTCGTTTGGGTCAAAAGATAGTATCCATGTTCAACCCGATATCAGAGGAGCACTGGATAAAGAAGAATATATTCGACAAAGAGGACTTACATGAGGTTGGCAATGACTTGTACGGCATTAGGAATACACTGACCGGGGATGTGCTGCCAAAGGAATATACCACAATAACCAAAAAGTTTATCAATTCTCCCCGCATAATAACCAATCCGCGCACAGGAAAGGAGGAAGTACATGCACCTGATATGTTGATATTGAAGTCCACTTACCTTAATAATTTCTGGGTTGTCGGATCGCCTGACGGTACTTACGGCTTTTATGACAGGCAGGCGGTTGCCGATTTTGAAAAGGATAAAAAAAGGGATTATAATTATTACCGTATTTACGCACTCGGAGACTGGGGTAGCATAAGGACGGGTGGAGAGTATCTGTATGCGTTTGATTCCGGGAAACATCGGGGGGACTACCCGTATGACCTTGAAACGCCAATACATATATCGGTTGATAACAACGTCCTGCCATACATCACCGTAACATTCTGGCAAAAAAGTGATGTTAATTTCAGGCAGATATATGAAATATGCGCGGAAGATCCGAACAATACCGTTACCCAAGCGGCATCAATGACAAGGGATTGGCTTACGTCTATCGGATATGCGGATGTGTTGTTCGTTCATGGTGATGCCACCACAAGAAGCGGTAACACAATAGATGATGAAAAAAGGTCTTTCCTGGACAAGTTCATTGAATGCTTGGAGCAAAGATACGTGGTTAAGGACTGCGTTCCCGCCTCCAATCCATCGGTCGCGTTATCAGGGGAGTTTATAAACGCCATATTGTCCGACAATCTATATGGAATAAATATTGGAATAGACAATTCTTGCAAAAAGTCAATAAGGGACTATGAGAACGTGAAGAAGGACGCTAATGGGGCTATCTTAAAGAAAAGGATTAAGAACAGGGAAACCGGACAAAACTATGAGGAGTTTGGGCACTGCACAGACACGTTCAGGTATGTTGTCGTAGACGTGTTCAAAGATGAATATACAAGGTTCTCCCTTAAGAGGAAAAGAAGCGTTCAATCCGAAGATGATGTGCTGTATTTTAATACAGCTGCAGCCGGAAGAGAGTTGCTATATGTTATACCTGACAACTTCGGGATGTTAACCGCTGTGTCGTGCGTCATACACGATTACATAGATATAAGCAATGTGGTATATCATGGATGTTATGACAGCGACCTGCTGTTCGATACAGTTAAAAACGCAAAAGGGATTGTTATATTTGAGTGTGAGAAAGCCTTTTTTCATACAGTCAGGGAACTAAGGGGGGTAAAGGAGATAAAGGTTATATCCTCTTCATCCGATTACAAGCTAAGAATAGAGGCGAATAAGGATTTTATTAGAAAAAAAATCAGATTCTCAGGTAATTATGAAAGCAATGCGGATTACATGCTGTTTATGAATGATTTTTTAGATTACAATGGCAATAGTACCGCTTCTGCCATTAATGTGGTGTCCGCGATGTCCAAATATATAAGAAAGAATTTCTTTTGAATAGTTATTTTTATTTAGTCTAAATAAAAATAGTCGTTTTTTTGTTTGCTATTCAAGATGTTAGTTTGTATATTTGCATAAAATAATAGCCTTTGGTGTGTTAAGCAACACACTACCCATTGTTGAACTAAAAGACCAAAGGCGATAATCATGCATATGATTGTTGCCTTTTTTATTTAAGCATGAATTTATCTTTTGAGACAAAGAATTTTCATTTATCTATTGGAGGCAAGTCCAAGGATTTAATTAGGGACAAACAAGGGAATGTCTCCGGATATGTGCGCAACACGCTATATGACATAGCCTCTCCTTATGTAGCTTCTGATAATTTCATAACCCTATACGAAACTGTCCCGGAAGTGTTCTTCCCCGTAAGGTATTTGGTAGACAAGATTGTAAAGGGCAATTTTATGCTGAAATCAATAAAGGATGATTCGGTAATATTCAACAATGACAGCATAAACAAGCTCTTAACGCAACCAAATGCATTACAATCGTTCGACGAGTTCGTATCACTTCACTTTTTATACAAATTCCTGACAGGCAACTCTTTTATCAAAGCGTCTGTATTTTCACAGACTCAAAAGGAGTTGTGGAGGAGATGTGACGACTATTGGGTTCTTCCTTCCGGAAGTGTTGATATTGTGGCGAACAACAATGCTCCATTGTTTTCTCCGGCAAGCATATCCGAAATCATCCAATATTATAGATTATCCTATTCTGGCATCATGGACGATATGGCTCCGGAAATTGTCCTTCACGTGAAAGAGCCTAATGTAAACACTTTGGACTGCAGTTTTAAGGGGAAAAGCAGGCTTGTGTCGCAAATAAAGCCTATATCAAATCTTATATCTGTTTACGAGGCAAGGAATGTAATATATACAAAAAGAGGTGCCCTTGGCATTATAGTGTCAAGAAAGAAAGACGAAACCGGAACGGTAGCCCTTACTCCTGATGAGAAAGAAAACATTCGCAAGGAATATGATACTGTTTACGGATTAGGAGGAGACAAATATCCGGTAGCGATCATTGATACTGATACGGATTTTATCCGCACGTCTATGAGCATCCAGGAGCTTCAACCATTTGACGAGACTTTGCAGGATGCCATATCAATAGCCGGTGCCTTTTCCATACCATCGCAACTTGTTCCTAGAAAGGACAACAGCACTTTCGACAACCAGAATACATCGGAAAGAAGTGTTTATTACAATATTGTTATCCCGGAAGCTAAATCGTTTGTAAAAAGCCTGACACGGTTCTTAGGGCTTGAAAAAGATGGCATGTACTTGGATGTGGACTACTCCGATGTGGATGCGTTGCAATCAGGTAACAAGGAGAGACAGCAGACATTGAACATAATATCAATGAAATGTAAAAACGAGTTTCTTGGCGGGGTGATCACCCTCAACGATTGGAGGGCGCAAATTGGCGAGTCAAAGGTTTTAAACCAGTTATATGATAAGCTCATATTTGAAATGAGCGATCAGGAAGTGGAACGGATAAAAGGTATTATTTCTTCAAGTAACACAAAATCAAATAATAATGGAACAGCTTAGAGATATAACATGCAAGACAAAGACAAACGATGTCGATGAGAAAGGCATCGTAACTGTTGCGGTGAACGGCATAGGAATTCAAGATGCAGACGGAGATATATCCGCAAAAGGGTCTTTCAATAAAACGCTGAAAGAGAACTTTGGCAGGGTAAAATGGTTGTATAACCATGACAGGGGGATTTTGTTGGGGTGCCCTATCGAAGGGAAAGAAATTGACGGCAATCTTGTAATGACTGGTGCTATTAATTTGAAGAAACAGATAGGACGTGACGTGTTAGAGGATTATAAGCTCTATGCGGAATATGGAAAGACGCTTGAACACTCTATCGGAGTAAAAGCAATAAAAAGAGATGATAAGGATAAGAGGATTGTAAAAGAATGGTCGCTTTGGGAGTACTCGACCTTATCGTCTTGGGGAGCCAATCCGCAAACATTCCTTATTGACATTAAAAATTCCGATAAACGCACAATTCAGGAGCATATAGACTTTATTAAAAAAGCTCTTACTATGCGGTATTCTGATGATAAACTAAAAGAATTGGACATGAATTTAAGTTTGGTTGAAAAAGCGTTATCCGGTCAGGATATTGTAACCTGTCCCCATTGCGGACTTTCCTTTGATTACAATAGCGTACCGGAGGAAACGTTTGAGAGTCAGGTTTTGGACAGTGTGGGAAATTATGCCAGATGGATAGCCGAAGATGTTGTATCCTCGGAAATGGCGAAGCTTAAGCCGGAGATACAAGAACAGGTGATGAATATTATATCATCCAAAAAGGGCGTTGAAGAACTTGCCGCTTATGTCAGATGCCCTAAATGCTATGCGAGAATTTATAAAAGTTTCATAAACAAGAATACGGAGCCGCCGGAGGGCACTCACCAGGAAGGAAGCCGCAAAAGCACTTTCTCCTTGGAGGGACTCGCTATTAAAGGTTTAATATAATAACAATGGAAAATGAATTTGATTGAATTTGCAAAAAAGGAAAATGAATTGACGTTGGAGGAGAAGCAGACTCTCGGGACAATTCAGAAGAAAGTGAACGAGACAGTGGAGGACCTTCTTAAAGGGCTTATCTCTGAAAGTTCGTTCAATGAAAAGATGAAAAGTGTAGATGAGCAGCTTAAATCTCTTAATGAGGACGGGAAGGTCGGCATGGCTATTAAGGAGCTTGAAGATTTCAAGAATGAAATCAAAGAGATTTCCAAACAGCTGGAAGTGTTAAAATCAAAAGGCTTTAATGTAAAAGGCAATTCTAACAATCTTGGCAGGAAAATTGATGAATTTTTGGACTCGGAGAAGTTTAAGGACTTTTTGGATGGGAAAACCAAAAGTTCAGGTAGATTTGACATTGATTTGAAGGACGTAACGGATCCGGTGAGTATGGCTAATGATTACACCGGGGATAAACTTATCACCAGGCAAAGCGGTGTCGTTGTGACTAAAATCAATGAAGGCGCACACATCCGTGATATTATGACTGTAGATCAGGGAGATCCGGCATATCCTACGATTACATTCACGCAGATATATGATCTTGACAGAAACGCTGCAGCTGTATCTGAAAATGGCAGACTCCCCGAATCTTCATTCAAGATCAAGGAACAGACCGTTGGCGTATGCCGTATCGGTACTTATGTCCCATTGAGCAAGCGGTTGCTTAAATCACGTATTTATGTTCGTTCATGGTTGCTTAACCGCCTTTCATCTTGGGTAAGAATGGCGGAAGACTTCCAGATCATGTTCGGTGACGGGCAAGGCGATAATCTGAAAGGCATTGCGAACTACGAAGACATTCTTCCGGCAGAAGATATTATCAGCAAGGATGTGGTAACAGGTGACAAAGGGTCTGTTAAATCAGTAAGCACTTATAACGGTGGAAAACAGGCTGTCGTTGAGTTTGCCGATGCTCAGCCTGAAATTATGGAAGGGCAAAAGATTACCTTTGCCGGGTCTTCTGTTGAAGGATTCAACGCGACCTATGTTGTCCACAAGATGAATGACAGAAAGATCGTTATTGATTATCAATATGCTGCCGTTGCCGATGCTGCTTCCGCTGTCACATTCAAGGTAAAGAACAATCTGTTCAATTCTGTCGTGGCACCCAATATCGGTGATGCGATCAATGCCATATTCGCCATTATGACCTATGCGGAATACACTCCTTCGTTTATTGCGCTGAATCCGTCCACTGTATTTGACGCGGAAACCGCAAAAGATACATCCGGACGCTCTCTCGGACTTGTTACGACTGTTAACGGTGTCAAGTATATATCCGGCAGACCCATCATTGAAACAACAAAAATCAATCCGGGTAAATACTTTGCGGGAGATATGACAAACGGTGCTTCTTTGGTTGACTGGAGTAATCTGAGCGTTGAGTTTGCGGAGGACGTGGAAACGAAGCTTCGCAACTCTGTTGTTCTTATCGCCCAAGAAGAAGTGCAGATGCCCGTATATAACCCTGCTGCGTTTACATACGGGAATATTGCCGATATGATAACCGCCATTAAAGTATCAGCCTAATGGAAAAAACTATAGTTATACGGGGTAGTAAAATGGAGGTGGATAAGATTATTCAGGAAAATCGAATAAGGGAAGAAATGAAACTTATTTCTATTGAAGAAAAAGTGCCCATATCTTCTGAAAAACGAGAAATTCCCGAAAAACGTGAAAAGACATCTCCTGTAACGAACAGTAAAAATGTTTAATTATGCTCATTGATTATACTTTCTTCCAGGGACCCTTGTTGATTAGCGGATTATCATCTTCTTCGGATGCCGCTCCTTCGTTAACCGAATATTCTATAGCCGGAGATGCAGGGAACTATATATCCTATTATGAAACGGAATATTTAATAAAGGTTCTTGGAAGAAAGGTATATGAACAATTTTCCGAATATCTTCAATCAGAAGGGAAAGATCCCGTGAAATTATGGGATGATTTAAGAAGCGTGTTGGTTGGCAGCACAGGGGAGTATAAAATCTCCCCTATAGCCAACTACATATATTTCTTTTACGCAAGGAATCACCAAAGCGATGTGACCGTTAACGGTGTTAAGAAGGATAGCGATGTTGGAGACTTGATATCTCCCACTGGTAAAATGGTGTTTGCGTGGAACAGCATGACAGAAATGAATCTCAACATTTACAAGTGGCTTGATGCGCAGCATATAGATGGTTGGGCGTTCGATAAATCACTGTTGAAACCTATAAATGTATTCAACTTATGATAGTGGAGATTTTTAGTGATATATGCAGGAAGGTATCTTCCGAAGTCGGATATGACGTAAATTATATATTTGGTGACAGTACATATATAAGGGAAGCCATACTCACACAAAAAAAGATACCGCAAGCCGCTGCGAAACGCTTTCCCCTGATCGGGCTTTATACTCCGTTTACAGAGGACAAGACCAACAGAAATGTATATTGCAAGGCTGATGTCAATCTTATCATCGCGATAAATACGCTTAAGGACTACACCAATGAACAGCGCATAGAAGTGTCTTTCAAAGGCTTTTTAAGGCCGTTGTATAATGCTTTGATCAAGGTGTTAGGTTCTGAGAAAAGGTTTGATTTTGGATATTCGGGGCATGTGGCTCATTCCTATTCAGAAAATCTCGTGTTCGGTCGAAGAGGGGCTTTTGATGCCGACGGGAAAGAGATTGAGGAAAAGATTGATGCCATTGAAATAACTAATTTAAGTTTAACTGTAAAAAAAACAAAGTGTTATGGCAATAGATTATAGAGAATGTCCGGGACTTGCCACGTTTAATACGGGTAGTTCTGTTTGTGTGCTTGATCCTGGAAAAGTAAAGGCTATTATATTGACTATTCATGGTCATAAATTGCCGGAAGATAAGACTGCGGACGCAATTGAGGCGGCTTGTCATGCAGATAGGCCGGAACGCATATTCCCGATCAAGACAATTGTAGAATATGCTCCTTCCGGTGGAGAAGCTCAAACTTCTGCAACCGGTTATGGACCTACAAAGATAACAGGTTATTCCGCTAAGAATGACGTGTGGACTTTGCAGGATTATGATGCCAGTCTTAAAGCTAATATTATGGCTGCAAAGAATGTTGCATTTGATGCATATTTCGTAGATGAGAATAATATCGTCTACGGCATGAATGACGGGACTGAATATTTAGCGGGAATCCCCTTATCCGGTGTATATTCAGGTGGTCAGGATTGGGACTCTTCCGGTACGGAGGCAAACCTTACGGTTGCCACGATGTTTAAAGACTATGAGAAGTATATCAAGAGTGCTGACGTATCAGCTTATAAATTTGATGTGGTTGAAGCTTTGAAAGGGCTTGTTTATGTTGAATTGAAATCACTGGAATCTGGAAAATATAAGTTGGTTGAGCATTTCGGAAAACTTGATATTACAGAGCATTACGGTGAATTGCTGGCAAAGAATGCAACAACTGCATTAGGTGTATCGGATTCTCCCGCCGCATCTTATGCTGACGGGGTAATAACAGTTTCCGGAAACCCGAAACTTGCTAAGCCTTCTGTTTTACAGGGATTAGGTATTACTGGTATAGAAGAGTGGTCATGACAATAGATGGGGTTGTGTTCTTTGAAGATGTTGTGCGTTCTATGAATAAAGATAAGTTTATAGAAAAATGCAAAACTCTTTTCTATCTGAATATTCCAGATAGGGAACGAATGGAGAAGCTTTCTGGTATATATGATAAGATATGCGGAATTTCCAAAAGTAAGAACCGGGACCCGGATTCTGTTTTATAATGTTTAATTAGGGGCGTTTATTCGCCCCTTAATTGTAAGCTATGGCTAATATAATAGAGGCTGAGAAAAACTTCAATGCGCTTGTAGAAGGGTTTGAGCCCATGATACGTAATATAATGGCTGCACAGAAGAAAGAGGTGCAAATATATATTACAGAACAGTTGTATTCCGGTGTAAACGGTAACGACAAGCCTTTGCGTCCAACTTACTTGAACGACCCTTATTTCAAAAGCCGTGAATCTGGCAAATGGTATAAGAACGCCCGTGGCTATATGATGTGGAAGGAAGGAATAACACCCCCTTACGCTTCTTCATGGCTTGGCATTCCCAGACGATCGCCGGATACTCCAAACTTGATTATCAGGGGTGATTTCCATAACTCCATAACTGCAGTACCTTTCGATAAGGGGCTTAGAATTGAAAGTGTAGGGGTCAGCTTTAGCGATGATATAGAGCGTAAATACGGGCAGGCAATATACAGAGTGGGATCTTATGCAAGAAGGTACTTTATCGAGAAATATGTGAAGAAGGGTATTGAGGATTATTTTAGAAAGTTTGGTGTAGAATGAGTTGTGCATGCGAAAACCGGAAGAGGCAGGAAAATATTGAGAGGATGAGATTGCTTGCCAAGAAAGCCGCCATTATGGAAAGGCGCGTATATATCCTCTATGAGAATGGCGGTGTATTCGGGTTTTTACCGGAAGGGGTTGAGTATAAAGGGGTGTTTGTTGAATATGTGTGGTATATATGATACAAAAAAAGAGGACTGCGAAAGCCCTCTTCATATTAACCGAATATTTTACCTTGTAAATTAGTCACCAATCATCATTTTCTGAAGATTTATTTTTTATTTGGGTTATAATTTTATTTACTATATCATTCATCCCTTTTTCTGTAGCTTCTTTTAGTTTTGGGTATCTTAATTTCCCTTTGGTGTTGTAAAGATATAAAGTTTGTGACATGTCTGCTACTCCCCATCCAGAACCGAAAATATATTCTTTCTTATTTTCTCCGTGTCCTTGCGTGCAATTGATTATATAAGGTGCATCAATTCTTATTTTCTCATCCTTGAATTGAAATGTAATCTTATATGTAACATCTACGCAAGATTTGGAGGGCTGACCCAAAATTTTTATAGGCCAACAAATATTATCAGTATATGCAGTTATAGATATTGTTTCATATTCACTTGTACTCATAACATCTTTAGGAGAGATATATGATGATGTCAGAGCTGATTTGGCTTTTGTAAATAGTTCTTTTTGTGTCATTCCTTCAAATTCATATACAACATATCCCTTTCCGTCTTCTGTTGTCAATGGCCCATCTTTAATTATAAATTGTGCTTTACATGTAATAGATGAAAGTAAAGCTAACAAAAACAATATCCTTTTCATGTTGATTAATATTAGTATTTCTGCAAAATAACCTCAAACAAAGCATTCTGACAATATATTTAATGAAAATCTTTGTAATTTATATTCCGTCTAAATAGTTAATCTACTTTTATATTGATATTCTTGCCACAGTGAGGGCAGGGAGAGAAATGTTGGCGGTACAACTTTAAATTTGGCATTTGTTTACGCAAGTCCTCTTCGGAGGCATATTCAAGGCGGTGGAACTTATATTTCACCGCCTTTTTTGCGCCCAAAATTATTATTAATCCTTCCATATAATGCCACCATAATATCTATCTTACAGATTAGCGAGCCATTTTTTCCCTTTTCTGGTATTTAACCAAAGAGCGAATAAAAAGGCTAAAGCCCCAGAACCTCCTAAAATGATTAATAGACCTTCCATATAATTACCTCCTTATTACTTTATAACCAATATAAGCAAATACGATTGTTGAAAATGTTCCAATTAAAAGTAAAAGCCAATACAACTCATTATTTGAACTTGTGAAAAACGATACAGCCCCACCAGCCACCATTGCAGTAAATGATGTTTTAGCCAAATCATAAAAGAACTTTCCAAGTGTTTCTCGACTTATTTTTTCTTTCTCCTTGACTTCTTTCTTCGCCTCTTGTTTTTCACTCCAGTTGCCCATGTCGCAAATCAACGTTGTTAATAACAACAAAGGTATGAATCTGGTTTGAAAATAAAGAGAAATGCGTTTATTTTGTTTCTAATTTAGACAAATTCTAAATAATTACTATCTTTGTAGAAGCGTGTGAAGTTGCACGTAACTCAAATTTAGGACGTTATGGCAAATGAATTTAAAATTACTGATGTAGTAGGTGATGAAGCATTCACCCAGCTTGGAAAATTAAAAACAGAGTTAAAGGAAACCACGACTCTTTATTCAAGTCTTGTAGTTAATATTGCAAGAGCATCCAAATCTAATCCAAAGACTTTTGAGGAATTATCTGACAAGGCGAAAAATTTTAAGTCCTCCGTAGAAAAACTGAATTCCACTCAGGAAAAGATGAATCTCATTCAGACAAGGCAATTAGCGATACTTCGTCAAGTATCCCAGCAACTTAATTCCATGTCTTCTTTATCCAAATTAAATGTTCTATTTGAGCAGTTTGCCAAGAATGTGAAGAATGCAAGCGATATGCTGCAGTCTCTTTCTTCCACCTCCAACAATGTCGCAGCGTCGCAGGATAATGCGGCAAAAAGTACCCAGAATGCAAGTAATACAATAAATCAAGCTTCAGTACAATTACAGTCTGCCAACGTCAATTATGCTACTATTATTGATACGATACAAAGCTATGATAGTGCTGTTACCAAGCTTACTGCTGATACCATTTCTAATAAAGAAGAAATAAACAAAATCAATTCTGGAATCAAGGCGTTATCTAAAGAATATAATGCAGGAAAAATAAGCCTGACCGAATATACTCAGCAAGCATCTTTATTGAAACAGCGTCATATTGAACTTATGGCGCAAAACCAACAAAATACGGCTTTAATCAAGAACCATTCTACTGCCATTATAAGTGCATCCGGCAGTTACTATGAAATGAACGCTGCAATGCTGGAATTACAGAAGAGATATAAGGCTCTGACTGATGAGCAAAGAAACAGCCCGATGGGAGAGAGCCTTATAATACAAGCCAATGCCTTGAATAATAAGTTAAAGGAGATAGATGCCAAATTTGGAAATTACCAGCGCAATGTAGGAAATTATGCGTCTGCTTGGAATGGGCTCAATGTGCAGACTCAGCAACTTCTTCGCGAGCTTCCTTCACTGACAATGAGTTTCAACCAGTTCTTTCTTGCTATCTCCAATAACTTGCCAATGTTTGCTGACGAACTAAAACGTGCCAATGAGGAATTTAAACGGATGAAAGCTGAAGGACAAACTGCTATACCTGTATGGAAGCAATTGTTAGGGAGCTTGTTTTCATGGCAATCTGCATTGGTAATCGGAATTACACTTCTATCCGCGTATGGAAGCGAGATTGCCAATTGGGTGACAAGTTTGTTTAAGGGTAAAGAGGAGGTTAAAGAAATCACCAATGCTGAGATTGACTTAGCAAACGCAAGACGTAAGGGTATTTCTGATAGTATTAAAGAAAGGACTGAGTTAGACTTGTTATATAAGGCAACGCAAGATACATCCCGTTCAATGGAGGAAAGAAATGCAGCAGTGAACGAATTGCAAAAGAAATACCCTTCTTATTTTGGTAATATGTCAAAAGAAAATATTTTGGTTGGAAAATCAAAAGCCGGTTATAAAGAGCTGACAAAGGCTTTAATAGCTAATGCGCAAGCAAGGGCGATAGAAAATAAGATGGTAGAGAATAATAGTAAAATACTTGATTTAAACGCCAAAAGAATAGGGGCTCTTGTAAAACAAGTACAAGAACAAAGAATATTAGATTCCGCCATAGCCAATCTGCTTAAATCTCAAGGGGAGGATTATGACATTCAAACTAATAAGGTCATAAGAGATCAACAGGCAAGAGTAGAAGCGGCTAAAGATGCTGCAAATTCTTATTCTGAGCAAATATCCATTTTAAATAAGGCTAATGAAAATCTTATGAGTAAGATTAATATAAATGATCTTTTAGAGAGTGACGATAAAACTTATGAGGATGCGAAAAAGAAAGCGGAAGAATATGCCGAATACATCAAGAAAATCACGGAAGACTTGGAAAAATCCCGTATAGATATAATTGCTGATGGGAGAAAGAGGGAGATAGCCGAAATAGAGAAGTATTACAATGACCGTATCAAGGCAATAAAGGGAAATTCCGCAAAGGAGATAGATCTTCGGACAAATCTTGAAACACTGAAAGGGGAAGCCGTTGCAGAAATAAATGATAAATATGATAAGGAACTTCTTGAAATAGAAAAAAATAATCTTGAAAACCGATTGGATTCTCTTGGGGAAAATTCGGAAAGAGAACTGAATGATCGTCTGAACATACAACTGAAGCTTAATGACATGATGCGCGATGCGGAGATCAAGAATGCTGAAAAGAGTGGGGAAGATGTATCTGCAATCATTGATAAATATGGGGAGCGTCAGAATGATATTATCATGCAAAATCTTCAAATCCGCTTTGGCTTAATAGAAGATGCTACTGACAGAACGCTTGATAGACAAGAAACAGCTTCAATAGAGGAATATAATATTCTTAAAAGCCAGTATGCAAAAGGTAAAATAAGTCGTGAGGATTATGAGGAAAAGCTCTATGAAGTAGGTGTCAAGTATGCAAAAGCCCGCCTGCAAACAATGGTAAAGGAAGTCCAGGCTGAAATGGCACTCCTCGACCCTGAAAGTGATAAATACGCGGATTTGGAAGACCGGTTAGCTAATATTCAGGCTCAAATAGACAATGTCAATTTTGATGAAGCTATATCTAAGAGTGAGAAAGCAAAGGAAGAATTTAAAGAGGCATTGTCTGATATGAACAGTGCTGCAAGAGATGCGTTGGGAGATGCGGCTGGTATATTTGAAGGACTATCCACTGTTATAAATGACCTTGCAGAAGATGGAAAACTTAGTTTTAAATCTCTTCTAAAGAATATAAGGCAAATAATGGATGGTATAACGTCTCTTATGTCTGACGTATATGATGCAAAAATAGAAAGGATAGAGGAGGAACAGGACGCAAACGATGAAGCTTATGACAGGGAAATAGAACGTATAGAAGCGTTGAATGAAAATGGGGCTATTTCTACTGAAGAAGCAGAAGCCAGAAAACGCGCTGCCGAGGATAAGACTCAACGCAAAAATGCAGAATTGGAAAAGCAAAAACAAGCTATTCAGCAAAAACAAGCCAAGTGGGAGAAAGCAAATTCAATTATTCAAACAACCATTGCCACCGCACAGGCGATAATGAAAGCATATGCAATGACTGGTCCTATTGCCGGTGCTATATTTTCAGCTATTATTGGAGCAATGGGGGCTGCACAAATTGCCATTATTGCATCTCAGCAAATTCCCAAGTACGCCAAAGGCACCAAGGATCATCCCGGTGGTCTTGCCATAGTCGGTGATGGCGGAAAGAAAGAAGGAGTTATAACTGAAAAAGGACTGTTTGTTACCCCCGACAAGCCTACTCTCGTCGATTTGCCAAAACATGCCCAAGTAATGCCGGATCTTTCGTTTATATACGACAGGAAAGGACTTGGTTCTGATTTCCTGTTGCTTGAGCAGCAAAAGAAGAACATGGCGGACAAGGGTATTATAGTCAATGTTGACAACGATTATAGCCGATTGGAGAAAAAGATGGAGGGAAATACCAAGCAGTTGCAGGATCTCAATAAACTTATGAAGAAAGCTAATAGGAATGCTGAATTTAATTGGATTTCAAAAAGAGTATGACTATGATATATACAGAACTTGATAAAATTTCTTTGTCCCTGTTTATAGACATTTTCTTGGGTGACATAGACAAGGTTGTAGTAAGAGGACAATACAGTCAGAAAGAGAAAGAAGAAGCCTCTGAGAAGCTGTGTAATGAGTATTTTTCCATAATAGGCGGGAAGTCTGTCATCTCGCATATAAACAGGAGAAATGAGATAATGAAGATACACATGCGCATGTGCTGCTTTGAAAGATGTTCTCTGTTCATGGAATTGGGAGAGTGGGACGATGTCAGGAATATAATGGATGCTTTAGGCTACAGTTTTAAGGACAACGAGCACGATAAAATACGTTCCCGGATTGAGAGTGTTTCAGCATCGGATAAATATCGTCTTGCCAAACTGCAGGAGCATTCTGACAATTCCGGAAGAACTAATAAGATGGACCGAGAATATTTTATTCGGGAAAGGGTTGCCGTTATGTCTCACATCAAGATGCACATTGATGAGAATACATTTTCTGCAAAAGAATATGCGTATTTGGTGAAAAATATGTGTGAAGAGATAGATGCTATGATACGTTCAACCAAAAAGAAATAGCTATGTATTACAAGTGTGAATTGGTCGTAGGAGGGTATTCCTACGATGTTACTGATAATCTGGTAAACTGGGATGATGTAGAGATGTCATTCAAACGTAATGATTATGATGGGGTAGTCAGAAGTTTCTCTAACAAGTTTAAGTTCGCAAATGGAGCTTATTCGCTTCTGTTGAAGCAATATACCGATAATTATTTGAAATCAAATGCTTCGATAGTATTTTACATTCGCAACAACTCATGGTTGTGGAACGAAAAGTTTCGGTGTGCGCTTGATTTTTCTACATTCTCACATAACGGTACTACTTGCGAGATTAATGCGGTAGACAACAGTCTTGCTTCACTTATCAAGGCTAAGAAGGGGACTCAATATGAGTATCCAGTGGGAGAGCTTAAAGAAGAATATAAGCTATTCTATGATCGTATGCAAATGCATAACCAGGCTAATTTTACAATAACCGGTGAAAACGAGGAGGAAAGCGGTGCGGTAATGCATACGTATGTAGATATTCCTCAAAACACAGAAGATATTAGCAGCAGCCTCCCCCTTTATATTGTAACTCCAGATATATTCAATAAAAATGTAGTGGAAATATATGATGAAGAGCAAAACAATAATATACCATATTCTGGTACTACACCACCTCCTGCCTTTTTCTTGAAATGTTTACGGACTTTCACAACGGTAAATATTAAATTTGACCTTGTTGTTAGAACCTTTGGTGGTAAAGGTCTTTCAAATGTAATCTTACGCCATTATGATGGCACAAATTACAAAGATATATTACGCGTAGTAATACCTATAAATGATAATTATGTCGCTATGAAAACACCGGATGAAGGGATTGACATAAAAATGGCAAGTGGTGATATGCTGTTTTTCGTTTTAAACGCAATAGGAGCCACAAGATTTGATTTTGCTTATCCAATTGCAGATCCAAGATATATTAATATATCATTCGTGGGACAAGACGAAGCTGTATCTATTGATGTTGTAAAGCCGATATCTCTTCTAAGCCGTTTATTAAAGTCAATTAATGGGGGAAAAGAAGGGGTAACTTGTGAAATCGCTTCTGGAGTTGATAGTAGATTGGATAATACTCTTATTGTTGCAGCCGAAAGTATCCGAGGGATAGAAGATGCAAAGATATATACCAGCTATACAAAATTTGTCAAATGGATGGAGGCGGAATTTGGATTTGTTCCTGTGGTTGGCGAAAACAAAGTGACATTTGTACACCGGGATAGTTTGTTCCAGAATGTCCAAATCAAAGACTTTGCTGACAATTCGAGAGAATTTGAATATTCAATCAACTCTTCTCTTATTTATTCTGGTATTAAGGTGGGGTATGAGAAACAAGATTATGATAGTGTTAATGGTAGAGATGAGTTTCATTTCACAAATGAATATTCGACAGGGATAACCCTTACAGACAATGTTTTGGATCTTATAAGTCCTTATCGTGCAGATGCCTATGGAATAGAGTTTTTAACATCTAAGCGTGGGGAAGATACGACCGATAGCAAGAGCGACAATGATATATTCTTTGTCTGTGCAGAGCTCTCAGGGGACAAGTATAAATTGATAAGGATACCTGTTTCGGGGGTTATATCTCCAGATACAATGTTCAATGCCATGTATTCACAACGTTATATGATTAAGGCAAATGAAAAATTTATCGGAGCATTTACAGACAGGTTGGAATTTGCCTCGTCAGAAGGGAATAGTGATATAGTGATAGATGGTGTAAGCGAAAAAGCGGACATTTTGATATCTGGAAGGAGTTTTACTGTTGGAGAGTTGTCGTTTGAAACGGGAGATATTGAAATACTTTCTGACTTGTCAGGATATGTAGTTGTTACGAACGGGGGAAAGGCGTATAAAGGATATTTAAGCAACGTAAGCTATAATCTCGGAAGATCAGAGGCGGTAAAATATACATTAATAGTAAAAGAGGCTCAATAATTATATTGTTATTTGGAATTATTCTAAATAATATATATATTTGCATATCACAAGTGATGTCGCTTGTTACCCATTGAAGGACGAAAAGACATGATAAAGATAGGAGACGTATGCCCTCTGTTCTTTAATCCTATAAAGGACAAGTTTGGGATTGAAATAGATTATATTCAGAAGTTTCATTCTTCTGATAAGATTCATATTCAGATATTTTCTAGTAATTCTGAATCTATATCTGCAACTCTCCACAACCTTTCTAAAAATACTTATTCTGATTTAGTCTTTTCTGAATATAAACAAAATGATTCAGTAATGATGAGTTATACTGTCATTACCGGACTTGATGACTCTGTATATACTGTTATAGTAAATGGGTTAAGCTCAGAGCCTTTTATGGTATGTTCTTCCGATATTCTTTTAGAAGAAACGACTTTGATACGCTATTCCCATAAAGACAACAATTCTGCATTTGATAATATTTTTTGGATAGAAAACCAGCAACTAGTATTTGAATTTAGAGTAGAAGCCGGATTCAAGCCTAATGGATACAATGCTCATGTCGATAATGAACAATATCGTAACCAGATGCAAGAGATAGAAAATTTATATTCTATTCCTTATGACAGCTTTGTATTGACGGTGGGTAACTCTAGTGGGGTGCCATATTGGTTTGCAAAGCATTTTAATCGAATATTATGTCTTTCTATGGTTGATATAGATAATGTTAAATATGTTCGGTCCGAAAATTCCATTCCTGAATTATCGCAGGTAATTGAAGATAGTCAATTATTTCAGATAAGTGTGGCACTAGAACCTCAAGAAAACGATATTGCAGGAATAGGTGGTACACCTGAATCAGCTTCTTCATCTTCTGTGGTTGGTTTTACTATTGATAATCCTAAGGATGGGGAGATGCTGCAATATGATGAGTCAAAATCTTCATTCGTTAACGTGACAACAGTAGAGGTATGATAAAGAAAAGGATAAATAAGATATTATGGTATGGTAATGACCTGAATCCCGATGGCTCAGCAAAGGCTCCAGAAGTGTCAACAAATGCTGATGGTACTGATGGATTAAATAATGGAGAAATTTATGTCTGTAATTCTGATGAAGATCCAGTTTTGTTTATAAGAACAGACAAGAACCGGGTTGTTGGAATAGGAAGAACAAATTTAGACAAGCTATTCAAAATATTCCTTCGTAAGAACTCTCCCGACCAAACCTCTTTCCTTATCAAGTTCCTTGCCGGCCTTGAATGCGGTGAGTTCAGTCAGGGCAGCACGGGTGTAGGCATCTACAAAGATAATGCCGGCAACTGGCACATCGAGACTGACTATCTGGATGTCCGCATGAGGTTTACGGCCAAAGAGGTGGAGATACAGAAAGTATTCCACATCGGAGGCTCTGAGCTCAAGACATCGGCCTCGATGAAGTGCGTCCGTGTGGAGGAACTGGATGACGTATACCGTTGTTATATGAATACTTCCGACGGCGACGGTCAGGTGATATATAACCAGTTCAAGGTAAACGATCAGGCATACGTTCAGACGTTCAATCTGGAGCGTCAGGCTGACGGGACAGTTGGCAACCACTTCTTCTGGAGACTTGTCACTGCCGTAGGTCCTGATTACATTGACCTTTCCAAAGCTGTGTGCGCATTGGCCTCCGATGCTCCGAAAGCTTTTGACGACATCGTGCAACTTGGCTATCGTGGTACGGATGACCCGTCTCGTCAAGTTGCGGTCATTGATGCCGGTGCGGGTGAGGGAGCACCCTATTACCGCCAGTATGTAGGTATAAACTCCTTTCACCTGCCTGAACCGGAAACGCAACTTAAGCCGGGTGACAACAAATTGAGCGGTGTCGTTCATATTGAGAAAGGTAGTACCGGTGCCGGTAATCTTTCCGACCTTCCCGACTTCATACAGCAAGCCCAACAGATGGGCACGGTAAACCTTCTCCGCAACAGTGGATTCACTGGTGACTATGAGACGGAAGAATTGAATGCGGACACAAAACTGACCGAAGATACCGAAATGTACAGCAAGGCATTGGAGTTTTGGACGGGTATGGCTACGGTTCAGGAAGATGCCACGGCTGTTTCCGGTCGATCGGCTGTAATAGGTAGCCTTTCCCAATCCGTTGCACTCATTAATCAGGAATTGTATGTTATCAGTTATCAAGCAAAGGGTGAATCTGTTGCTGTTTCGTGCGGTGATTTCAGCGTGGCTCAGCCTCTCACATCCGAATATAAGAGATACAAGCACAGCTTCACTTTCTCAGGCGCAGGTATATTCATGCTGTCTGGCACCGCAACCGTTTGTGACGTTCAGTTAGAGAGAGGAACGATAGCAACGGATTGGAAGCCTTCACCACTCGACAATGACAAGAGCATGGCGGAGTTTCAATCGCTCAGTTACATCTATGATGTGCTGAAAAACGGAAGTGTGGACATTATCGGCGGTCTGATACTGTCAAACATGATCCAGCTTGGTAACTATCAGGATGGTAAGATGAAACGTGTGACAGCAGGTATAAGCGGCATCTACAATGATGAAGATGACGTATACACATGGGGAGGCGGCACATTCGAACAGGCCATCCGCACCGTCATGAAGTATAAGAATAATCCGAAGTATCAGCCTACGGAGGAAGAGCTTAAGACAATGGCTAATGCGGTCATTACCCACGGAGGAAGAGCTATTCTTAACGATGTCATCCTTCGTGGATATGTGTACGCGCTTGGCGGGATGTTTAAGGGAACGGTGGAAATCGCTGACGGAAAGATACTGTTGAATGAGGATGGAAGCGGTCAGTTGGCAGACGGAACGATTTATTGGGATTCTTTTGGTCGCATGTTCCAGAAGAGCCGGTCCATCACCGTATGGAGGAATATTAAAAAAGAGATGGATGAACAGGGTATTTCCGGGCAATACGATATCGATTTTCACGGTGGAACCTATCTTGATATTACAAAAATATTTACAGATAATAGGACAATCAATCTTCCTTCGGCTTCGGAAACTCCCGACATGGTACTGGACATGAGAGTTTTGCTTATCAGTCGTCTTGCGGATGTCTATAGCGTAAGCTGCCTTGCGGACGGTGGCATAAAGCTATACAATCCTGACACCAAAACTTATGATATAGTGCAGTCCATATATATCATGAGAGACGAGGATACGGGAATATCAGAGGATACCATCGAATCCATCAAGGAGGGTGAAGAATATCATTGGTATGCTGGCCGTAAATTTACAGCTAACTTGTAAAATAAATGTATAATGGATCTGAATACGATTAAAAATACAGGCAATTGGGGCAGCTCTGCCTCACGTTTGAACGAGAACTTCTCCAAGGTCGGCACGGAAGTGGATAAGTTGAAGTATGCAGCCTACAACAGTAAGCTGTACGCATCCGAAGCTTTGCTCAAACAGGCTATTCCATCTCCTTCTGTCGGTGACTGGGCGATTGTCGGCAATGCCATTCCCGGAGAGATATACCGTTGCGATACTGATGGAGAATGGACGGCCACCGGGCAGACAGGAGGCGGTTACGGTATGGAAGTGACCGAGAAGCACGTAACCGAACAGTATGTTACAGAAGTCCACAATGAATATACCGGTGATATAGTCAACAATCCGGATGATGAAGATTTGATTTCCGAAGAAAAGCCTGAAGGTTCCAAGGTGCTGAAACTCGCAGATAAGATGTATAATGCAAGCGCATTCAGTGGGATGGGGCGCGTGTACTTGCGCAAGAATATCAGTGGAAGCAAGAACCTGCTGACACAGGCAATGGTTGACGGAATGGCGAACACAAGGTTTATTGTTCAATATGACTATGATCTGAACGGTGAGGCAATAACCATTCCTGAGGGATGTATACTTGATTTTCAGGGAGGATGTATAAGGAATGGTTCTTTAATAGGTTCTACTACTACTATTATATCTCCAGAGTGTTTAATTTTTACTGATATCATAATTGAAGGAAGTTGGAATGTTCAAAAAGTTTATAGTAAGTGGTTTAATCTTTCACAAATAGAAGGTGCGGATAATATTGCTAACTTTAGAAATATGATGAAGTTGGCTACATCAGATATCATGACTGATATATATATAGAAAATGGTATATTTTATACATCAAACTATTCTACTGATAAGGATGGAAATTACCTTAATTCTAAGGGGATTAGCATCCCTTCAAATGTATATATTCATAATGCTGCTACTATCAAGTCTATTGCTAATTCCTATGATAAGACAGCAATTTTCCACTTGGAGGACGTGGAGAATATTACAATAGACGGTGGGAAAATTATAGGAGATGTAAAAACTCATACAGGTACTTCAGGGGAATGGGGGCACGGTATATATCCTATAGGAGCAAGAAATTTAACAATTAAGAATATTGAAATCTGTGAGTTCTGGGGAGATGGCATTGACATCCAAGCATCCTATTCTGACTACGAAAATGGAACAACAACCGGTCACTGTCAAAATGTGCTACTTGATAATGTAAGGTGTCTGAATAATAGAAGGCAAGGAATATCTGTCGAGGGAGTTATTGGATTAACCATTAGAAACTCAGAATTTTCAGATACAGGAAGTTATAAATATACAGCTCCGGGAGCTGGTATTGATATAGAACCTTGGTTTGATACTGAAGTTGTAAGAGATATTACTATTGAAAATTGTAAGTTGTTTAATAACAAAGCCTCCGGCATGATCCTGAAGCCAAGAAACAACGATTTAACTAAAAATTTTACATTTAACAATATTATATCAGATAAAGGTCTTTTGATACAAGGGGGGAAGGATATATCAATCTCAAATTTTCAAGCAACGGGTAAAAGCTCTTATTGCTGCATTTGGGGTAATGTAGATGGTCTATCAATTAGTAATTCTCACTTTAAGAATGAATTATATTTTAATGGAAGTGTTAAAAAAACTTTTATTAATAGATGTTCTTTTGATATGGAAGAAGGCTCGTGGTCCGGTTTTGCCATTAGTTTTGAAGGAGGAGAAGGAAAATCTTATCAGGATATTGTTATTTCTGACTGTTCTTTTAAAGATACCTTTAAATTAAGAGGGTTATATATAGGAGTTTCTCAATGTAAGATTGATTTTTTTAACAATAAGATAGAAACAAATTCTTCTTTTCCACTTCCACTTGGTATGGGGAATTTTATAGGTAATACTGTTGTACTGAATAATTCTTCAGAGATTCAATTGAAAAATTTAACAGGAAATACAGTAGAAATTGCTAATAATGTTTTTCAGCCGTCTAAGTATGTTGATTATATATTAAAGTTTTTGGATAAATCTACCGTAGTCAATGAATCTATAAATTATGATTATATAATAGCAAATAACTCATTTTTGGGAAACTATTTCGATAAAGCCTTTTCTGTTGTGGATAATAATATTGTGGTAAAGTTATCTTATAATAAATTCAGCAAAGACATAAAGTCGTATATTCCTAACAATTGGACATATATAGAAGGATTAAACAATAATTGGTACACTACTTATTTTGAGTCAGATTCAAAAGTAAATGTTTTGACTATAAATAGTTATTGTTTTACTATTCCTTTTAAAAGAGGTTTGGTAAAAATAGTAACATCCAATAAATATGTTACTAATAGCTTTCTATTTAATACAGAAACTGAGTTTTCATTAAATCCTGATTCAGAAGATAATTATATAAAAAGATTTCCGACTATAGTAAAGGAACCATTTGATTTGGATAATAATATCATTTACTTGTTACCTCAATTTGCCACAGAAATTGTAGGGGATAACTTAAATATTTATATAAAGCAAGCGGTAGAAGGACCAAGTAATTTTGTTCCGGCTCTGTATTTAAGGACTCAAGCGGAAATAACCCAAAACAGTATTAACGGCAAACAGGTTGCTATACCTGATTTGGATTTTGATATTAAGGTGAGAGGAGATATTACATCAAATACATTATCTATTCCACAGTTTATAACTCCTTATAATGGAATGATTATTACTTATAGAGGCAACATTATCTCATATAGAGATGGGGTATGGATTAATCCTGATGGTACCTTAGTCTCAAAAGTAGCGATAGTATATCCAGAGACATTCTCTTCGGTTCAAAAAAATTTTGATAAGCCTAATGTTACCTATAAGATGACTAAAGATATTGATTTAGGCAACGAAACTCTTAATATTCCATTAGGATGTACTCTTGATTTTCAGGGTGGTAAAATAATCAACGGTACTATTGTTCTTGCGGATACACGAATACTTCCTTTTGGTTGTAATGTAAGTGAATATATATCTGCCAATATTCAAGGGTCTTATAAGGAGGGGCAGGTTCTTTATGATCCGGCATTGAAAAAGCAGAAATTATGGAATGGCTCTTTTTGGACCACTTTGGATGGTGTAATCTTAGATTAATAATTGAAAACAATGGGATGTCTGAATGTACATACGCGAAGAATCGGCGAAGGCTTGCAGGTATCTTCCGAACGGGTCGGAGGAGGTTTAAAAGTCTCTTGCGGGCTGGTATGCTTGGTCAATGCCGCAAGAATACTTAAAGTCGAACCAAAATATATCTTCCTTATGGAAGCCAATAATTATACAGAAGAGGTATGCATCATTTCAAATGTAGAATGGCATATAAGTTAATGATAATTTAAATTTAAGTATTATGGCTAAACCTAATTGGTTAAATGTAAGCCCGACATCGGGCAGTGGAAACGGTACTGTAAGCAACAGTGCAACCGCACATACCGGGCGTGTGGCGCGTACAGGAACGGTCACAGTGACCGGAAGTGGTGTAACTACCCCGGCAACCTACAAAGTAACACAGGAACCGAAAGCTGAATTTGCCAGCTTCAACAACGGTGTGGAAATGGCTGCACCGAAAGGCGGAGGTACGCTGACTATTGAGGGTAAATCCAATTCAAGCAAGCTGACTTTCGCTTTTGTTGGAGACAGCCACGAAGTAACACTTCCTGCACAGTATCAAGCAAACGGTACGTCCACGGACAATGCTGCAATGATTGAAGGCGATCCGGGAGCGTCAAGCGAATTTTCATTCAGTCTTGAACTTTCAATACCTGAGAATGAAACAGTAGAGGAAATGGAAAGAGTGCTGAAAGTTACTGCCAACGGCGGTCAATCTGTTCAGATTACGATTAAGCAAGCTGCCGGAGATGCTACCTTGTCTGTCACTCCTACCGAGATTACCATACCGCAGGATGGTACTGCTGTCTCTGTCAATGTTACGTCTAACACAAGCTGGACAGTATCGTAATGGCTACGAAAACGGTTGCATGGGAATCGGGCGGTGGTTACATCACGCTCACTTACACGGGGATAGGCAACGCGCCTATCTCTGTGAAAAGTGACGCGAATGAATCGTTCAATGATCGTCAGCAATACGTTTCCATCGCTACTACAAAAGGAAGTCCTCAAAAAGCAGTGGACCTGCTTGTCAAACAGAAAGGTAAGACCTATCCTTCCGGTACGGTATTCAATTACAGCTACACCGGGACCGTTCAGGAAGTTACTCTTCCACCGGGAAGGTATAAACTACAATGCTGGGGCGCGCAGGGTGGAAACAGTGGATCATATTCTGGAACCGGCTCTAAAGGCGGTTATTCAGAAGGTGAGATAACGCTGACCGAAGTCACCACACTATACATCTTTGTCGGAGGAAAAGGCGGCAATGGCAGTTCAACATCTCTTGTCAATGGCGGCTGGAATGGTGGCGGTGGAAGTGTCGGACGTTCATCATACAATAGTAGTAATACTTATGGCATAAGTTATCCTGCTTGTGGCGGTGGAGCTACGGATATCGCTTTAGTTACTTCGGGAATGTCATATTCAGGCGGACGTACTAACCGTACATCAGCTTCTTTACTGTCACGGTTTATTGTTGCCGGTGGTGGTGCCGGTGGTAGTGCGAGATATACAGAAGTTACCAATACTGAAATAATACGCGTTAATGATGCACAAGTGCCGACAACGCCTTATAGCTCAGTGGATATATATCATTCTTATGTAAAGGGTATATCTGTTTCGCCAGGCACAACTTACTATTACAGTGGGATAGTTCCAAGCGGATATACTCTCTTTTTTAAATTTGCCGAAGATATGGATAAGATGAGTGCAAATGTAGGTATAGTTCAAATCCATGGTACAACTGCCACATGTCCTACTGGCAAATATTATTTGAATATATTTTTCACAGGTCCTGTAGGCGTTCCTCCACAGTTATCATCCGGATATATATATCATAATGAACAAGGAGAAACTTCCACCGACACCTCTTCCGGCTCCTCCAACTCCTCCCAGCAAGGTGGCGGAACTTCCGGTCGCGGCACAAGCCCCGGAACACAAAGTAGCGGCGGAGGTGAGTTTGGTTTTGGTAAAAACCAGTCCACTACCAATTATCGGTATGTCAGTGGTGCAGGCGGTGGCGGTTGGTATGGTGGCGGTTCTTCATCTTCCGATTCATCAACGAGCCAGATTAATAGCTCCGGTGGTGGTTCTGGTTTCGTGAATATAGCAGCCAATGCAGGATATAGGCCTTCTGGATATACGGGCTTGCAGCTTGATAGTGGAAGCACGAAAGATGGTTCTACTTCTTTCCCTTCTCCAAGCGGAGGCAATGAGACCGGGCACAGTGGTAACGGATATGCAAGAATAACGGTGTTATGAAGATGAAAATGAAATTCACAATAGAGCAGATGGCAGAGGTTTCCATAGCAGTATTCTCAGTGGGAATTGTCACCGGAATGATAATAATGAAAATCATACTATTATGAGAAAAAAGAGTGATAAGATATTGAGCCTTGTGGAAGCCCTTCCCGATGGAGAATGGGCGGTACGCTGGGACTTTGTGCCTGAAAGGGATGAAGAAGGCAACGAGACAGGAAACTACAGCTACGAGGAAGAAGTGTTGTACCACATTCCGCAGCTTGACGAGGTGAAAGAAATGATTACCTCCTGGCATAACAAGCAGGTGGACGGTTCCATTCTGCAAGGATGCCGGTGGAACGATATCCCCGTATGGCTGTCAATGGAGAACCAGTTTAATTATAAGTCTGTGTTTGACTTGGCGGCTATGACCGAACCGCAGGTTCAGGCATGGGATGCGGCTAATCCGGACAAAGCGGGGAAAGATTACATCGTGCAGACAGTTACGGGTGTGGACGGTGAGAGCTTTGAAATGCCTGTGCCTACCGGAAGACCTAAATCCGTCCTTCCGGTACAGTTCAAGTTTGGCACGGACGATGAGCCGGTCTATCACACGTTCACCACGCTTGATGAGCTTGCGGAGTTCTATACCTACACGATGGCATACATCCAAGGGTGCTATACTGCAGGATGGGCAAGAAAAGATGCCTTTGATTATTCAGTTTATGAAGAAGCCATAGCAGCCTTATGATAGATTTTCCCATTTGGATAGGCGGTCTTGGGTGGGGCTGTTGCCTGCTGTTCTGGACGGTTGCGGCATGGCTGGTATATCTTGCAGTGAAATGGTTGAACAATAAATTATAATGTTATGAGCAGCTTAGGAACGGAATTTAAGATTAACGTCCATGTGGAACCGATAGACGGGTTGCACATGAGCGATTACGACTTTACTTGTAGGTTTTACATCTACACAAACCGTAATGTAGAGATTAGCAAGAGCGAGATGATAAGGGTGGATGATGACAACTACATTGCTTGCATTGACAGTAGTAAGTTAGGTGTAGGTACTATCATGATGCGCATAATTGCGCAAATACCTGATGCGGATTTTCCGGACGGGTTACGAACGGAGATTGAAACTATATCTACTGGATTGGTAATTAGCAGATAAAAATTTAAGTCGGATATGAAAGAAAATACATTAGCTGAATAAATAATAATATAAATTGTATAAGATATGAAGAAAGAGACAAAGGAAGATATACAGGTTTGTACTGCGGTCGGCATGTTATTTCTAGGTAGCGGATTATCTGTTGCAGGTTTTATAGTACCTCCTCTTGGGCAGATACATGATAGCGTATTATGGTTTTTTGCTCAATGCTTGATTTATGCTGGAAGTATCTTTGGGATTGGTATTTATGTTAATGGAAAGTTTAACCAACTTATTGATAAGATAAATGGAAAGGAGGAAAAGAAATGAAGTACTTTACAATCGCTGAACTCTGTAAATCTGAGACAGCAGACCGTTTAAGAATTGATAATCGGTGTAAGAAAGAGCATGTAGCCAATATAACTGCATTAGTAGATAATGTGCTTGACCCGCTGCGGGAGGCATACGGCAAGCCAATCAGGGTAAACAGTGGTTTCCGTTGCCCGGCATTGAATAAAGCCGTGAAAGGCTCTGCAACGAGCGACCATATTACCGGACGGGCGGCTGACATTACCGGTGGCAGTCTGAAGGAAAACAAAAGATTGTTCTTCCTGATTCAAGAGCTTGGGCTTCCATTCGACCAGTTGATTGATGAGAAACATTTCTCATGGGTTCATGTAAGCTATCGGGAAGGGAACAACAGGAAACAAGTGTTAGCTTTATAATTAACGGCAATGTGCTGTCACAGCGGAAGGCCGTTTAAAGAGTTTATATGAACTTAGTAATAACAGATAACCAAAGAAAAAGTTCTATGAATATACTTGAATTTAAAGAGTATTCCCGCTTGGGGATCGGAACGCTTATCGGGCTATCTTTGATGGCTATTGCGTTAAGCTTGTCATCTTGTAAGACAAGAACCGTATATATGCCTTTTGAAACCAAAGTAGTAGACAGCGTTATATATCATGATACTGCCTTCCAAGAGAAACTTATTCCCTATAAGGATAGTGTATCTACACGTGATACCACGTCTTTTTTGAGTAATCCTTATGCATATAGCTATGCGGGGTTGAAGGATGGTTTTCTGTATCATTCTCTTGGTATATATCCTTTTGCCACGGTAAGAATAAATGTGCCGTATTTTATAGAAAAGATACGCCGTATCGAGATACCTAAACCTTATCCGGTTGAAAGGGAACTTAGTTGGTGGGAGAAAACAAAGATGGACATTGGGGGATACGCCATTGTTGCCATTGTAATAACGATATTGATTGTAGTGGAAAAACTTGTATATAAACTAAAGAAAGGAGGCTGATATGATTTAGTAATAACTTAACCGGGATGAGTAGAAGCATCTCGCAATACATTAACAAATGATCTCTTTTTGGGGCTTAGAGATAGATAAAGAAAGCCCGTCCCTTGCTACGTCTGGTAAACCACAAGGGACCACAGTCACAATCCAATGCTGTTACAAGGCTTTCAGTCTTCAAATAACATACGGGTTGTGACTATTGTTTTTAATAACTTTATGTTTTATAACAGATATGAAAACAAAAGATTTATACCAGACGATAAATTCCATTGTATGCCGGCATACAGGCATTGAGTTGCCTTCATTGATTTCCAGTAATAAGGAGGAGTGTGTAGATGCTCGTTATATCCTCGTTCATTTTCTTTCCCAATATCTAACAGATGAGGATATATCAAAAAGTACCGGTATTACCCGGCAGTCAGTTAATTATATACGCAATCATTTTGAACGAAGAGTTCATAAATGGACGGTAAGAAATTATATGATTGATATAGGGAGTGAATTGCCAGTCATGGGTTAAGAGAAAAACAGTTCTTTATCTTTTTTACTGAATAGTCTTGAGGATTTTACCATTTCAAGCACTTCATTCAAATGTTCCTCTTTCATGTTTCCAATGAATGATGTCTCTCCATTTTCAATACTATGTGCTATATAGTTGATATGCCGTTTTGTAATATTGGTGGCGCATAAAAAGGAATCATATTTGAGGAACTCATAGTCGGAGCGTTTTAAAGGATACTGCATGTCTAGTTGGGCTTGTTTGTTGAATATGCTCCGATGAATATTTGAGTTGATAAAAAAGAATCCGGCAATATATTCTTCTGTAATGCCGATAACAATAAAAAATTTTCCATGATCTATATCATCAAACATCTTTGAATGCAAGATTGTCCCTCTATGAATTTGCTTTTTTATAATATCAAGAGAAATTTCCATGTTAGAGAGCGTTTTCCATTTCTAATTTAGAAGATACATAATCCGCATATTCTTCTGTTTCTGCATTTTCCCTCAATATATCTTTTACTGATATTTCCCTATCCCTCTTGGTATTATTCCAAGCCAAATCATGGGACATTTCGGTCAACTCTCCAAAGGATTTCCCACGACATTTATTTATGGCAAAATCAAGACATTCTATATCAGTTTCTGATAGATAGTCCAAATCAGGTTCAATATCAGGTTCAATGATAAACTTATTTACAAAATGAAAAGCCTTTTTTAAATCGTCCGCATAATTGGAAAAGAAGCTGTCTCCACGTACAGCTTTGAATATATCGTCTATTTTTGAAGGTACAGGGCCATACGACATGGCTATATAAACATCCCCCGTAATACTTCTTCCATAACGAGACAAATGTTCTCTATCCGCGAAGTACAGGGTTTTGAATATTCTATGCATATCTTTCCTGTCTTTTGATTGTTGAGCCACATATAAGACAGCTTGTATGGCTACATCTTTGTCAAAAAAGGATTCCTGTGCGTTGCTCATAATTGCTTGTTTTAGAATGCAAATTAAGCAAATCGGTATTTCATAAACAACTCTTTTAACACTATTCTTTTATTTGGCAATGAATTAGCAACGAACTTGCAACGCATTATTTCGGCAGCATAGGGTTTGTCCCGTCCTTTGTGATGCAGTCCAATCGGATTGCCTTGAAATTATAAATTTATAAGTTATGAGAATTAAAGGAATGAGCGGTGAGGAGTACAACGTCACCGGACAAGGACAGGGAAACTACAACACTGTAGGAGCTTCTGCAGGTATTGCGTCTTTCTTGGGGTTAAACGCAGGAAACATTTTGGGCGGTTGTGGCAATGCAAGAAACGGAGGATATGTAGGCCCGGTTGAGGTTATTACCTCGGAGGACAAGCCCGTAAGCCGTTATGAGGCTGGCATGATGGATAAGCTTGCAGCCAAGGATTCGGAAATCGCATTGTTGAAGTCCAACACCTACACTGACCAGAAACTTGCTGATGTTTATGACCGCCTTTTGACGATTATCAACAGAAATAAGGAGGCTCAAGGTGAAATCAACTTGAACCAGGCTGTTTACAATGGCACCAACACCGCCACACTGGGTTGCATGAAGCAGCAGATTGCGGAATTGGCGGCATTGAGCGAACTTGTTGTTCCGCATCGTAAAGTTTGTGATACTGGATGCTGTGGATGTAACGGTTAATCCGTAGCCTATGTTTTCTAATGCTCAAAAATTGGCGGCTGTGCTCAACAAATGGGCGCAGCCTGCTATACAGGGATTGCTTGGCAGTAGATTGGGGCAGCTCCCGTTCATCGCAAACATTGATGCCAAGTTGCGCTCTACCGGTTGGGTAAGTCCGATGTGGAGTCTATCTAAGGAGATAGCGCCATTAATGGACGGGTTGTCTTCTTCTCTGGTGGAGCCTATGCTTGCAAGATATTTGCAGGGGATACCGGATTCCGCTATACCGGAACTTGCCCATAAAGTGGTAGATGACGCTATAAAGGTCGGGATCCTCTCGCTGTTTGAGGGAAAGGTGGAATTCGAGAAAGACGATTTGGAGGAATTGAAGATGCTTTTGCAGTACAATCTTCCAATAAATGTGTCGGCAAATTCTTATGAGGTCTTGACAGAGGAACCTACTCCGCAAGGTGAGGATGCGGAAGAAAAATAATATAAAAAGAAAAAGATTATGATTCAATTAACTCCAATTGCAATCGCTGCTACCAGCCAGCAATATCTGGCAAATGTAGTGGAGAATTTGTGCCAGGCTTATTGTGCCAATAATGGCGTACAGCCTACTGGCGTTGTCAATTTCACTGTAGCCGAGCAGCAGACAGTGAACACGCAGACTATTGTTACAATTAACGCCGCAGTGCTTGTGTCTTACACCCCAAAGGGGTCATGCCGTTCCGTAACCAAACAATGGGTGGAGCAGTTTAAGGTGGCGTTTATCGGTGCTGCCGGTGCGGTTCCTACGATAACTCTTGCTCCTCTCGTGACAAGTGTCACTCCGGAAAACGTGAAGTGCTGCAACCGGGCATTCGGTGTAAGCCTTGCAACTCCATTGACTATTACAGCCACCTTTCCTGCCTGACGAAGCCGTGTCGACGGATTATAACGTCCGTGGATTGCAGTCCGTAAAAAGGAAGAGAGCAAAATTATAAATCGGGGAGGCACTGTCCTCCCCTTAAAAGCATTATTATGAAGACAAAAGATGAAATGATAGAGCGCTATAATCTCCTTTATGAAAAGATGTCCGACAGCAAGAATCCCAAAAACATGAAGATTTTTGGCGAGGCCGAAAAATATATGTTCCGTGAGATAGCGGTGGCGCATCCGGATATGGCCGAGACGTGGCTTTCCCATCTGGAAGCAGTATGCTGGGATAACTACTTGTCAGAGAGAGAGGCCGGGAATATCAACAAGAGGACTGTCAATCAAGATGGCACGAAAGGTTTCCATTGGGGATATGAGATGTTCTGCAATGCCGTAAAAAGTCTTGGGGGACAAGTGGAGGACAAGCCGCATTACAATAGTTATGCCTTGTGGGTTACAGCCAACATGATTTATTCCGACCATGCGAAAAGTATATCCGAGGATATGGGGTATAAGACACCCCAGGAAGTGCCGGCCGATAAGATGGCCCTATCTTGTTATAGAAAGGCGGTGGAGAATCTGGAGGATGAAGACGAGGGGTTTCGTATCAGGAGATACTTTAAGCACCGGATGTACGATAACTCGCCTTTGTGAACTTGAAAGAAAGATAGACATGCTGATTCGGATGGTTGGAAAGCTTGATGGGCTGCGTGGGTTCGGTTCGAATGTTCTTGCAAATGTTGTCGGGGATCTTATGATAAGGCGATGATATGAAAGATAGGATAGACATATTGCTTGAAAAGGCAGATTTCACTTGTTACAGCGATTTCTGCCTAATATTCAGGGTACTTCAATGGAATGTTTTTTAGAACGTTTTGAGAAGGTACTTCATTGGGTTATACCCTTAGCCGTATTGGGTAGGGTATTAACTCTGTGTGTCTAATTCCCTCACATCTTGCAGGGTGTTGCACAGCACGTACAATGTACTCATGTGGTTCTTAAACAAGTCTGTAGCACCGTCCTCTACAAATTGCGCATAATCAAATGCCAATTCTATAAGTTCTTCCCGGAGTTCTTCGGGTGTAATGCAGTCTTTGAACAATTCACCTATTGCGCTAAGGTCGTATTGCTTCTTAGCTAGTCTTATATTTGTTTCCATAATGATTGAATGATTGAATAATGTTTTAGGTTTTGTTTACAAAAGCCGCCCGTAATAGGTACGGGCAAGGCTTGGTGATAAGATTTAGGCTACTTCAAGTATGTGAAGTAGATTAGTAAATTCATGTACGTAATATGATGGCTGCGTACTATTTGGGTTATGCGGATTTACTTGGTTTTCTCCATATTTTAATCCTTCCTTAGTTATATGCTTAAACTCTTTATATCCACCTTTTGATTTACGCTTTTCAATAGTTAGAAACCCTTTCTCTACCATACGAGTATTAAATTCACGTGCTGATATTTGAATACCGTTTTCTTTGAGAAGTTCGGTTGCCGATTTAAGTATTCCATGAGACGGGGTGTAATCGGGCAGAGGTAAATGTAATGGTTTTGCCAGTTTGCCAAGCAATGCCAGTTTTGAAGAATCATTGAGATTAAGCATTTCGCTCACACCTTTTACCCATTCAAGACCGACACGGACTTTGGTTGTTAAGGATGGTTCACGCTTTGGGCTTGTTTTTTCTTCGATTGTTTTCTGAACAGTACGATGGAATACCTTACGGTAAACATCAAAAACAGGGCGCACTTTTCTTGCTATGAAAAATTCCATGCAAGACAATGTAAGATAGTAATCTGTTGAAGCAAATCTTCCACCTTCGCCATTTTGGGCTATGGTGATGAAATCAACATTTTCAATGAAATTATCTCTTAATGCACGAACCGACTTGCTTTTTTCAGAATAAACCAGCGGCCACACTTCATCAAGATTAATTGGGAACTCGTTATCAGATTGTGATAACCTTAACACAGCGTTGAAGTACGCTTTGATTTCGCTTTCGCTACTCTCCTTTGATAAAATAATTTCTTTTGCCATAGTTATAACGAATTTATTGGCATTATAGACAGAAAAACGGCTGTCACTCCCCGTTCGTTACACTCCTCGATAGGCAGTTGCTACGCCATTAAGCAATAGCACGGGATGACAGCCGCTATATTGTAGTATATGCAGCATACTTACAAGCATAAAAAATGCCTGCTATTAGCAGACAACCGCCTGCCTATCTAAAAAGTGTAACGCCGCAAATATACGTCCTTTTTCTAAAACGCCAAATAAAAAACTTAATATTTTGATTTAACCGTATGATTTATTCCCCACATCATAGCAGAATATAGAGCACCTACATACAAAAAGAGCTCCTCACGACTGGTAAGGAACTCAACTTTCAAAGCCTTATCAAAAGCTTTGCCATATAAGTATTTATTTATTTTCATTTCTCAAATCATATTTATGTATATACTTACTAACTGTAGTCCGACTTACTCCAAGTGTACGGGCAATATCTTTAAGATGCATCCCCTCTTGTACAAGTTTGCCTACCTCTTCAACTTCAATATGCACGCGAGGATTTCCTCCTTTCCTTTCTGGAGATGGTTCAATACCAAACAGTATCCGCCTCTTTTGAGCGTATTCTTTTGTACACTTATCTTTGGTTACATAGATGACGGTGCGATGGTCAATACGCAGAGGATATAACCTTTTCTCAATCTCTTTGTGCTCTTCTACGAGGCGTTCGGCATCTCCGTTGACAGTTGTATCAACTTTCTTGTATCTGTCTGAAATAGCCTGCTTATTACGTTTTCTGATATTGGAATTTACGTTCATAGCTATATTAACTGTTCTTTACCTAGATATTGCAAATGATTCTTAATAATATTTCTCTGTTCTCTCTCATTCATTATTCACCATCCTTTTTAATATACCTGTTTTCAACACACCAGCAAAGCATCTCGTAGGCTGCATCAATCAGAGAGTTGTCAGTGAAATGTTTTAGGCAGTCATCAACACTCTCTACGTTGCGGTATGCTATGGTATCTCTTTCAATCATCCATGCAAATAATATTTGTTTGGACGGAAATGGATTCAAATAATGTGGCATCTTGTCGAGAATGTCCTGCAAGGTGAATACCCCACAATCTTTTCTATATGAATGGTCGTAATAGGGAGAATCCGCATCGAATAAGTCAAAACTAACATCATACAAATGTGTAGACATTGCTTCCAAAGCGGTTTCCCAATCCAATGGGCAGCTATCATCGTCTATAGCGATAAGCACCATGCTTGCATCGCTCGTATCCAAGCCAAGATCCTGCAAGTGCTTCATCTGTTCGATTGATAATACTTGTTTTTGTTTCATAACTCTTCCTCCAATTTTTCCAAAAGTTCTTCTGCGCATTTCTTGGTGTATTCTATCTCAAACACATCAGCGATATTACACTTAATTTTTGCCTTAAACCTCTTAACGAGTACCCATCCATACCACTTTTTCATTTGAACGTCAAAAATGTGGTCGAAAAGTCCGTATCTGTCTATTCTATACTTTTTCATTACTGTTCTTCCTTTACTTTTTTTCAAAGTACACATCTTGTTTATCTTGTCTAAAATAAGAAATACAACAACAATCTCTGCATTCTGTTTTACCATCAAAATAGCATTTATCACAATCCCACATAGTATCGCTACCTTTTTTCACGATAATTTTGTCTCCATTGTATTCAAACACTTCTCCAATTTTTCTTTCTTGTCTCATAACTTCTACATATAAATTGTCTAAAAGGATAAAAACGATGATATATGCACCTTACAAATTGGTTGTCATGTGCTTCTCGTGCAAAATTGCATTTGAAGCAGCATTTATTTAGAGTACCTATATTTAATTCTATTTTATCCATTTTCATATAAGTTTTAATGCTTCAAAAATACCGGCTTCAAGTGCTTCCTCGTAAGTCTCATAACGGATAATAGGTCTGTCAGACAATCCCACTAAGTCATGTTCCGGAATTGTTAGTATATCATATATCCAATAGTTTCCATACATATAGGATATTTCGATATGCAGGTTCTTGGTTTCACGCAGCCACTTTTGAGCGATATAGAGCCTAGGGGCTGAGTAATTATTTGCAGGCAAACTACTATTTGCAATGTAAGATGTTTGTGAATAATAATAATTACCATCTTCTCTGAAAGTAAAACTACAATACATATTGAAGCCTTTCTCTTTCAACATCTTCGCTGTTTCTAGTGTTACAAGTTCTTCGATCATAGTTATTCCTCCTTTCCAGTTATCTCCTTATACAAATCCCATAGTTCTTTTTCGGAATAAGAATCAACATTAAGCCTAAGCGTCCATATCCATTCATCAGAGAAACCACCAATATAATATCCAAGTCCCATTTTACTAATTTTAGTCATTAAGCCAAAAGATGGACGAGTCCCAGCAAGCAAGTTACATAAATCAGATTTATTAAGTTCTACTATCATAATTATTACTCCTTTATAATCTTTTTATTCCAACGGACAATCATTTTACTCAAAAATATTTAGATTTGAATTAATCTTTAACCATTTGCTTTGCGGCTTGCAAAACTTCAACAATCTCATCAATTTGTTCATCTGACAGATTAGTGTGCATCTGGAAATCATCTTCATCAATGATTTGAATTTGCGGAGTTCCTGAAAACAGGAAAGAGCCTTTGTTCCTATTGCAGATTCTTATTGTATTTCCACCCAACACCTGTATGTCAGTATAATATTTTGTTTTTTCTCGTATCATAATTTGATTCCTTTCTTTATTTTATTGATTAAACTCTTTGTACCAATCAGGCTTCGGGAACCTATCAGAGAAAAATATTTTATCCACTTCTTCAATATCAACATCAGATGCTTCTGGCCATAAGGTCATCAGTTCATCCATATCGTTAACATAAGCCACTAAAATAAAAAATCTGTCATTCTCACCTGTACACCAATATGGATATTGGATAGGCCATCTTAATGGACGATAATCCCCAATACACTCTTCCTTGTTGACAAAAAATCTTGCTCTAATCATCTTATTCCATATTTTTCGTTAAATATTGAATCCGCTTTCTGGAATTGTTTCGTGAAGCGATTTTCTTTGTACTCTCTTTTGAAAGTCGTATGTGAGACTTTCTGTGTAGTACAGCCCACCGTTAAAGTGAGAAGTGTACATATCAGTAGTATTTTCTTCATTATTTTCTTGTTATACGCCAAATAGGCTTGTTTGTACTAAAGTTCCTTTCTCTGTTTTTATCTCGCCAAAACATTCACGACGGAAACGTTTTTCTTGCATGTTGAAGTAATCTTCGTCTATTTCGGTTGCATAGAAATCGAATCCCAGTTTGAATGCAACAATCCGATTACTACCACTTCCCAAATGAGTATCGAGTATTTTATCTTTCGAATTAGCATATTTCTTGTAAATCCAGTGATACAAAGCTTTGGGCTTTTGTGTTGGATGGATTTTGACTTCCTTATTGGAACCGCCAGTATTGGATAACCGGATCATTGCTGCAGGTTTATCAAAGGAGGTCCATGCCAGTTCGAACTGAGAAAAATTTTCCCACGGTTGCATTTTATCCCAAAAGATAATTCCGCGGGTCGGCGGCAACCGAAAATAATTTCCGCCCCATATAATCTGATTTTTGCTTACCCGGAACAATTCCTGAAAGTATTCATCTGTAGGAGGAGAGAAATCCCAATCACATGACATTGTATTCAATACCCTATTTTTCAACTTTCCTGCACCTTGATTTAATCTTCCCTTCTTCAATCGTTGTGCTATGCTTTCGCCATTATACCCACCATGTTTACGATTCATGTTGCTTCCCATTGTCATGTTGGGAGCGTTAATTCCGTATGGCGGGTCAACAATAGCCAAGTCGAAGAAGTTATCAGAAATACTTTTCATGTAATCCATACAGTCCATATTATACACTTCACTTATTGGCATTATTTAGCTCCTTTCTTATTAGTTTTGAGCCTCCCCAATCCAAGAGGAGACTCCCGTTTATTACTTTCTAAAAAACATATCCCCTGAAATACTTCTTGCCGTGTCATCATTCGTCAGACGAATATATCGGAAGAAGTTCTGTTCCGTTCGATGACCGGTAAGTTTCATTATTTCCAGTGTTTTCATTCTACCGGTCAAATACATATTAGTCGCTGCACTTCTTCTGGCTGTATGACTACTGATAAGTTGCCACTTCGCCTTTGTTACAGTAATCAATTTTCCGCCTTTGGTAAATGAATAAGTAACCGGATCGTTTAGTCCAATCTCTTTCATTATTACCTTCAGATACTTTCTGAACCAAATGCTGTCGCAACATGCTTCTCTTTATACTCTTTACCGTCTATGATTACGGTACTCTCCCAGCCATTAGGAGTAATTTCTATTTTTATCTTATTCATGTTATCTTTTGATTTTTTTAATGAATCACTATAGTTTTCTAATTCGGATATTACAAAGTTTAATGCATCTTTGTAACCCTTTGAATAAGCTCTCTTCTGGTTGTGCACTCCAAAGAAGAAAGCTCCGCTACCTATGGAGAGGTAAAGCAACACTAATAGAATCTTTCGTTTCATTCGTTTCTTTATAGTTTTGAGGGTTATTTCTCCTTTTCTTTTTTCAATTCTCTTTCTAAAAAATCGCAAGTATCATCTATGCTACGACCTAAATCATTGACATCATTTTGCAATTCATGTAGAGTTTCAAGAATCTTATTTTTGTCTTGCGCTCTATCTTTTATCAAGAATTGAATAGCTTTACAAATTTCATCCGAGACGGGTTCACAGGAGACTATATAATTATTCCATGATGCGCTATTATACTTTTCAATTTCTGAATTGATTTCTTCTTCTGATTTATCGGGAAGTACTTGCACTCTTGATATTTTGCCAGCATATTCTTCAATATCTGACTTATACTTATAAATTGCTATTTTCTTCATTACTTATTGGTTATTAGTCAATTACTATCTAAATTAATTAAATCTATTTTATTCACAGCCTTTAAAATACGAAGAATATCCTCTTGAAAGTCTATAACTTCTTCACTATGGATGTTCTTTTTCATCTCTATTAGAGAAAGCTCTTGCAACCTTATCAATGTTGGAATATCATATACCAACTCGATCATTATTTCCTTCTTCTTCATTACTATCTTTCTTTAGTTCCTCACAATGTAGCTTATAAGCATAGGCAAACATTTTCAAAGTAGTAGGTTCAAAATGGAAATCCGCTTGTTTATCATCTACTACAACAGAAGCACATAAATCTCCATCGCAAAAACTAATATATGCTTCACCACCTCCATCCCCTTTGATGGAAAGAGTTTGTGTTTCTACACTATCCATGATTCACCTCCTTTTCCTGTATTCGTTGCAATGGATCAAACCTCGCACTTATTTGTTGTACCCCATCTATAGCATCTCTCATAATGGTACATTGTAAACTACTCAAAGCGTTTGCCATTCTAAACGCAGGGTTTGCCATACAAATATCAGTAAGAGCATCTATCAACTGTTCTTTGCTTAGATGTTTCAACTGATTCTTGATAATATTCCGTATTTCTTCATCATTCATAGTTATTTCTCCTTATCTATCTTAATATCTGTTACTTTACCACGATTGGCAAATGTTTCACAACCAATAACAGCACAAACTACATTAAACTTATGACACACAGATAGCAATGAGCATCTTTCACAACCCATTTTATCCTGTACGGCTTCATGCAGCACTCCGTCTATTATTATTCCATTCTGTATTTTCATAATCCTATCCTTTGAAATTTCTCATGTATTCGCAATCCTCATCACATATACCTTTCTTCGCACAATGGGGAATATTGAAACCAAACTTATACTCGAAGTTATAACATAGCTTCTTATATGCCTCTCGTCTAGCTTTTTCTCTGTCAGCCTTCATCTTAGCTTTGATGTGTTCCGGCAAAGCATCCTGTGCAGCTTTATCGAAGGTTATACATTTGATTTTGTCCATATCTTTCTTGATTATTAGTTAAACTTCGGTCTCGGCATCCACGCAACTGGCTTCCATAAGGGTGGAATACTTACCATGGATGAATAAATAGGTTCACCTCTGAAAGTATCGTGAATGTATCCATCCATACAGAACCATACATTATTGCAGAATGTACCATTGAATATTGCACCGTGCTCGCACATGATGATAATGTTTTCGTTATCATCCGGCAATCGGTCTTTTACGCTAATCCACAGAGATTGTCCGGATTGCCATTCTGCACCTTTACGAAACATATTAAGCATTCCTTGTCGCTGGTATGCAAGCTCGCCATCAACTATTATTGCATAGCTTGAATGAAGCTCTTGCATTGCTGCTTCTTCTACTGTCTGTTTCATATTTTTATTAGGCTATTAGTTGTTCGAAAAAATATGCGCAAACACGCTCTTCTCATCCGACAATTCCAGTCCAAGTTGAGAAGGGTGCCGTTTAATGAAATTGTAGAACTCAAACATCTTCATATCGTCATCACCGCAACGGTCTACTAACAGTCGGATAAAGGCAAGAAGGCAGTCTGAATCGTTCCCAAAGTTCTCCTGAGTAGATAATTGTGTCTTATCGACATCCTGTTTAAGCCGTCGGATAGCGGCTATTGCAGTATTGAAATTACGCTTTGCATCGTGGCGTAATTCATAACCTTGCTTATTCATTTCGCCTCTTAGGTCGTAAAGAAGCGTCTCCACAACATCAATTAGCACATAGGTTAAGTTGAGAGTGGTGTTGAGATTGGTTGTTCCTACTAACATGATTATTTATTTCTTATTTGGATGAATCCACGTTTTGCACACTCCCTAAGAAGTTCCATATCTTCGTCTTTGATGTCACAGGGAGTCTCACCATTCACGGTAGTATAGTCCGGGATATTAAACTTATCCCTGATTCTCTTTTTGATTCTGGGTATGTCTTTGGGATCAAGATGCCTTGTTTCCCAATAAATGGTAACTCTCATCATTTATTATCAAATTTATGTAGTCTGTTATACTTGTAGTTTCCTATTTCAAATCTCTTATCAAAGAATATTTTGTTTACCTCGCACATTTTCATATAGTCAGCGTTTGCATATAAATCTCCGCCTGCCATTTTCGCAAGAAGTATCTCTTTGTATTCTTCACGTGAAATATTTTCAGAAGTATTGCAATTTACCTTTACATCGTTCAATGAGTGTATGACATCATCACGCTCTCTATCGTAAGTTGCGAACCAACTCATAATAACAGAGCCGTCTATCTTGCCATAGAAACCACCGTATGAAGAGTTTTCCCGTGCACGTTTGAAACAAAGACAAACATCTTCAATTCTGAAATAGTAATACTTATCAAGAATAGAGTTGACAATGGATGCCACTTGGTAGTCATTCATATCCTCACGGCTTCGGCCATAGAACAGGAGAGTGCCCTCTATGAACTTTACAAGAACTGCCCTTATGCAGGTTTCGTTATCTTTCCTCCATTGCGATAACTGTATTGGAGGTGCGTTTATCGCCTGACTTATGGAAGTTATCTCATTACTGATGTTCTTGCAGATAGCTATCAGCTGCTTGGAAGATAGAACCGCTATTTCCTTGCTTGTTATTAAAATTTCTGTTCCCATTGTCTTTTAGTGGAAATAACCCTTGGTAATTATTACTCATGCTTTGCTCTATTATCGCAATCATCATCTGCTTGTCACCTCCCGAAAGGGTCAATAGCTTTCGGTAACATGCCTCGGCTCCGGTCTGCTTGTATGGCTGGCCCCTCTCTTTCTTGTAGTTGAGCCAATATATGAATACATCTTTGTATTCTTCCTCTACGAAATAGAGGTCAAGCTCCTCCTTCTTCCTTATCGAGTTCCTTCCGTCCATCCACGCTTTCGCTATTTCCTTTCGGATTTCGGAAGGGTATTTCAGAGAATACTCTTCCGCTTGCTGCTTTATTGTTTTCATAATAGAAAAGGTAAATCCGGTATTCTGTCTTCAAAATTATCGCACTCCTCAACCTCATTGGGCATAGGCTTTTGGGATATGCCAAGTATCATCTCTCTTTTCTCCTTGCTGAACGTTCTGACTTTTGGATGATACATTACCTTGTTGTCTATATCGCATATAAATCTGCGACGGGGTCTCACGCTTGGAGTAAACTCATCAGAATCGCATTCACTAATCTTATCGTTATATTCTATATCCTCTACTATGAGATGTTTGCATCCTATGCAATAAGCCCTATTAACGGGGTTTCTTTTGCATTTATCCTCATGTAATGTCATAGCCCCTTTGTTGATTGATATTTTATTGCAGTGTTCGCAATGGTACACTGTTCTTACATCTGTTCTCATTTTATGCAACTTTTAATTTATTGAATTTATTAATGAAATATACCTGTCCCTCTCCGGTTACATAACATGTAAATCTTGTAAACTGTGGTTGACCCGGATTTGAAATAACCCTTTCTGATACCCAAAACAGCTTCATTTCCGCAGCCCTCTGTGTTGGGGTATAATAGTTCTCGTATTTCCTTCTTGAATTGCTCCATCTCTTGTGCCGTACCAAATACCCATTATCCACAAACCAATTATACAATCTGATTTCTCCGATTTTATATCCGTTCTGGGTAATGAGTTTTGCAAGGTCTTCAATAAGTATGTTCGTACTACTTACCTTCACGCTTTCTGTAAATATCACAGCCGGGCGTTGTGCTTCGTTCTGTTCTTTTAGATACAAGTTCTCAGTCTCTATCCTTTGCTTTTCCTCACGTTCATTTTTTAACTGTGTGGCAAGGCTGATAACAAGGTCTGGGTTGTTAATCATCTGCTCCAAAGTCGGCTGCGTAGCGGTCATCCCGTATTTAAGAAGCTCATCTACTCTCATGTCTACCCACACTGCTAAATCAGAATTTAGTTTCTGTGCAACACGAATAGCTACAAGACGGTTCGCCCAAGTACCAGGATTATCTCCACCTCTCTTAACTATCAGTAAATCAGCCAAACTAAAATTTTTTAGTTTGGAAAGTGATGTGCAATAATCGCTGATTTCCTGCGAGTTAACAATTGTGGATAAATTCTTATCGGGATAGGCTTTCGCCATAGCCGTAAGATTTACCATAACATCATTCCCTTTCTCAAAAGGAATTATATTTCCGTTGTAATCGAATTTAATAATTGAAGTATTCATAATATTTAATTTTTTAGATTTTACTTAATAGAAAAGTTTCTCTCCCTTTTTGCGGAAAGTGAGGTAGCCTGCATATAGGCTACCCAACACGATAAGTATTTCAATCATGGCTGTTACTTCTTGACTATTCCCGTCCGTCTGTATTCATCCCACTTGTCGTACTGCTTTGTCTTGACAAGGTAGTGGAAGCATGAGCATTTGAGTTCAATTTCTCTGCGTTCGCTCCATCTCGTCCATTTGAGCATTTCTTCAAGTCTTTCTATTTCCGCTTCAAGACGGGCTATTTTCCGCTTGTCGGCTGCATTTGATTTAACAACCTTCGGGGTAATCTCATTCACCTTGTGAAAGACTTCACGGTACACGTCGAATACGGGGCGAACCTTGCGGGCGATAAAGTATTCCAAGCATGAGACGGAGAGGTGGTATTCTATTGTCGGTCTGCCGCCTTTTGAGTTTTCCGCTTTTTGGCGGAAAATTTGATAATCAATGTCTTGGATGAAGTTTTTGGTTAATTCTTTAGTCGCATTATCCTTTCTTGAATAGGCAAGCATCCACACGTAATCAAGGTTAACGGGGTAGGGAACATTCAGTTTTGAAAGTTCCAAAATGGCTTTAAAATAGCGTTTGATTTCTTCGGTTGAAGAAGATAAGGAAAGGGTGCACGTTTCGTGTGCAGACGTGAGTCCGCAATTTACTATACTTCGATTGCTACTCAATTCCATTGGACTTGGCATGTTATGAAATTTGAGTTATTAAAATAAGAAAGGCTATCGCCTCACGAACCGCCAAGTCCAAGTTATTACATAATCGTAGTAACCCATGTGAGTGATAGCCTCTATATCTTTGCAATATAAACGCAATGCGTAGCCACAAAAAAATAGCTACTACAAATTATGTCTAATACATGAACTTGGCGTGTTCACCGCAAAGATACTAACTCAAACCAAAACGCCAAAAGAAAAATCAAATTTCTTTCAAATAATCAGTTACAACTCTAATAAACTCGTCAAGAGACCGGACAACAACATATTTAGCACCGATACTCTCAAACTCTTTCTGATATGCTTTCTGATTTTCAGACTGCCGTCCTGTCTTTGTCTTCAGCTCAATTCCACAGAAAGGATAGAACTTATTCGGGATAAGAAGTATCAAATCTGGGAATCCTGCGCGTACTCCCATCTGTTTAAACTTTGCAGCTTCAATGGCATTGCGTTTTCCGCCATTGGGCGCATGAACGAGCCGTTTCTTCCATTTAGGATATTTCAAGTCCCAGTATTTAATTATAGATTTTTGGAGAGAATCTTCTAAATGTCTCATATAAGCTTTATTTTAAGTTCAACATTCACCGGCTTGTCTTTCATCGTAGAGAAAGCATCAAGCAGCTTTTCCTTAATTATTTTCAAAGGCTTTGTCAGTATCTGGCTCTCCACAATTTCAAGAGGTATCTTCCTGCCGCTATATGTGATTAGAGACATGGAAGTTATGATGTAAGGCTTCATATTCCAAGTCTTTTACCGCACATGGGGCAGAAATTAATAGTTATTTCATCATTAAAAGAAGAATCGCACGAATATGCGTCATAATCAACATGAAGCGTTTTATCAGTGATTGTTAAATCGCAAGTTTCACCAAAATCTACTGGTTTAACGCTTTCTTTATATCCATATTTTAAATGTCCTTTTCTTGAACGACCTAAACATCCCCATTCTTTTACCAATTCACCTTTACAGAATTTACACCCGCTATTATCTGTTGTAGGATGTTCGTCCGCCCATTCTGCGCCTTTAACAAAGGCTGATTCTGCAATTTCATCATAGGATAAATCTATAAAAGGAATATCGTCAAGATGAGAATGTGTGCCATGAGTGGTTAGCGTTTCTGCACTTGCGGCTCTTGCTTCCTCTGCTGCTCTTTGTATTTCTTCTTCTCTTTTCATATTCTACTAATTAAAAGCCCCGAAGCGTATTCTCCGGGGCACAACCATTATTTAAAACCCGTGCCATTGATGTGTGGCTCACATTTATGAGGGGCGTGGCAGAATCGAACTGCCCTCCTCTACAATGCTGCGCATCACATTAGTCACACCAGCCAAACGCCCCATATTTGCCTGCCCCATCTTTACAGACCGAGCAGGCATTTTTCAATCAAAGTTGTGATTGTCATCACCATCCGGTGCACCTTCCGGCATATCGTTGTCGAAGTCGATCGGAATGAACCAGTCTGAAATAAACTCTTCCATTATATCAAATCAATTATCTTTGTTTTAACAATGGCATCCAATCTCATGTCTGACAAACCTTGCAAGAGATGTTGCTCCATCAAAAAGTTTGCTTCTCTTACATCTTTTGCGCACACCAGATTATAGTATTTCAACTCTTTCTCCTTCCCGTTATCATCAATCTGGGTATCTACAATAGTAGCCTTGAAAAACGGCTTGTCTTCTGTCTTTTCATTGACTATCTCAATGATATTTGAGCGTGATATGGAGAAAACATCGCATTCCATATTGTCGGATGCGTACAGTTCAAGACCTTTGGCTTCCGCTTCTGCAAACAGTTCACAGTCTGTAATGAAGTGTTCTTTTACTTCCTTTTCTTCTCCTTTGTCATTGGTCTTGTTGACTTTTAGCTTCAGTTCGTAGTACATTATTGTTTTGTTTTAAAAATTCTCTTTTGATTTTCTTGCTAAGCTTCCCGACAAACCTCCCATGCTTCTCAGTCGTTCCATCGGGCAGATTCTCTTTGTATGAATAAATGAGCTTTTGAAGGAGAAGCACTTCTTGTTTTGTAAGGGTGAGTTTCATTGTTTTAAATATATTCTTTGTTGCGTTCAATTTCCTGCTGGGCATATACCAGTATTTGATGTTCATTAACGGCAGGTAAATAGATATCCGCTACCGAAACACTCCAATTACGAAAACGGTCAATACTTAGAGTCATTTCACCTGTTGTCAGTTCGGCAGAACTGCGTAAATAGGTTACTTCATTGCCTTTCTTGTTGACCGTCTTGCGTTCAAACAAATCACGGTTGCAAGTCCTCTTATAGAAGTCTATTTTAGCTTCATCAAGGCTGCAACCGTATTCACTACCAAAATACCCTAAAAGAAGATGCAAATAATTGTTTTGTGCCAGTGTGCGATTAGGCAGTTTTTTCTTTATCTCTACCACCGAACGTTCACTAAACAGCTTGTTTACATACTCTTTGAACTTGGGTATTTGATATTCATTCTTCAAGTCGAAAATCATGGTAACTTGCCATATATTAACATTAACCAAGCAACTATCATATAGATGGAAGATACAATGTATCTATCTTCTCTTTTTGCCTTAAAGTCCATTAATAATGATATTGCCATTACTAATAGAGCACATATATTTATCATCATACGCTAAATATTCAATAACACTAATTTTTCATTTAAGCCATTATGCTTCAATATAGAAGAAAAGATAGACACAGCTTTTTCTTCTGTATCTATCTTTATTCCATCCAATGTATAGCAGTACTTATCAGAATAGTTGACTTTTATATACCGATGAATACACCGATGGGCTTTTCGCGTTAAAAGGAATATTGAATAAGGAAAGTTATAGTTCCAATGGTGGGCCTCTTTCCCTTTTGTATTATACCCTCTAACTCTTAATCGGCGAGAGATATTTGCTTCTAAAGGGCATATATGTCTTATCTGCCGGAAAACTCCTTTATAGCCCAAACGTTTGAATTTCTCCCTATTTCTTTCCCTTTCTTTTTGTACCCATCCTTCATCCAACGATAGAGTCTCATACCTGTTCTTGGCCTCCATTTTTGTACACTCTTTGCATTTATTTAGATGACCATCACTCATTTGGGAATGACGATAAAAATCTGTCAAAGGTTTAATGATGCCGCATTTAAAACACTTCTTTGTTTCCATACATTTAGAAATTAAAAAGGAAGTTGGTCGTCCTTTACATTACCATTCACATCAACAGGAGGCGGAAAGTTCTGCGGTTGCTGTTGGTAAGCCGGCTGCACCGCAGGTTGAACCGCTGGCTGCTGAACTGGTGCGGATGGCTGTCCGGTCTGACGTAGTTCAATCCGGTAAGGCTGCACACGGGTAAATATCTGCTCCACGTTATCCTTGTTACGATATCTTGTGCCTTGTACATCAAATGAGATGGTGACTACCTGATCGACTTGGTATTTGTCAAGTTCGGCACATCTGTCACCGATAAATTCCAGTAAGGGAGTATTCTCGAAGCCTCTTTCTCCGGTAATAGAATCGAAACGGGTACAATCTATTACTATCCCTCTCTTGACAATAGTTCTACTGCCATCTTTGGATGGTATCTGTTGGGTAGGATAGATATAAAGTATCTTTCCTGTAATCTTATTTGCCATATTTTTGAATTTTAGATTTAATTATTTATGTATAAAGTTCTTCTTTCGTTTTCAACAAATGATACAGATTATTTGCGTCAATATATTTACAGAAATCTTCCACTATATCCTGATTGTATTTTTCAGAAGAAATAGTCTGTACACATTCAATTGGCTCATAAGGAATAAATTCAGTATGTACCACGTCAGTAAGCATATTTCTTCTATAACCTCCAAACTGGAATAAATCGAAATAAAAGGTAGAACAATTAAATATATCAAGATAAAAAGTCCATTGGCATGATTTTGTATAATCCTCTGTATGGGGCGTGGAATATTTGGTTTTAATGTCCCGGACTACTTTATCATATTTTACGTCAGCATATCCATGGACATGTATATCAAACAAGGAGGAATGAAAATCTTTTCCTCCATGCACTTCATGTTGGGAATTGGGGTATTTATTCCGGTAATAAATGGCATTTTCTACTGTCTTGCTGTTTAATCTGACAATTACTCCATCCTCTTCCTGCTCAAATATCCCATTTCCTACATATGTTGCTTTCCCCGTTTCTACTATTTTATGAAAACAGGAACCGATTGTAGCATAGGCATTAGGTTCCTTTGTTCCGGAAAGAACATTCAAGAGACGCTCTTCTGTATCCCATACGGAATGTTTATCTCTAAAGCGCCTAAATGCTTCCAAAGATGTTACACTTATGCGATACATGGCTATTGTTTTTTGAATGTGATGGAATATGAAGTAGTGGATGAACGTGCAGGCGGCAATATCGTATATATTTCTCCGGTTTCTTCGTCTATTTCGGTTTTGCTGCCATTTACAAGTTTAAGGAAATTCTCACGCTGCTTTATTTTTTCATCCACTTCTTTCTTTTCCTTGTTTAACTTATCCCAAACGCTGTCATTGCATCCTGTAAAATCATATTTTACAGATGTCTCTTTTACTTGAACGACAGCTCCCTTGTATGACGGAGTCTCACCCTTTCCGTATTTTTCTGTTTCTCTGATAACGGCATCCCTAACATCATTGTTTTTCAAAAAGATGGATATGGACTCACTGATACTTTTCATTTGGATAACAGCTTCCATGGCACTTATCTCTCCATCTAATACCTTTTGGGCAAATAATGATGCCAATTGTTCTTGTTCCGATTTGGTGGTCGGAATTTTGTTAATTAATAATTCTTTACTCATGGTAGGTTATTGTTTATTCTATATTGTTCATAGTTGGCTGATATGATATTCATATCTTCCGGGGAAACCTTATAATTCGCATCTATTAGATTGACAAGCGAAAGCCTTTTCCCTTCTTCTCTGGCTTTTGTGAGGTACTTATATATCCATTCCATCAGTTTATCGTTGGCAAACTGATCTCTGTTTAATACTTTCCGATTGTCTATTGGCGGAGTTGGTTGCCCGTTGGGCTGGTTATATTTGGTGCTGTCTTTTTCCCAGTATACATCCGCACCCATTCCCAATGCTTTGCAAGCTACGGATATGGCATCGGTCAATGCCATTTTATAACATTCATCTGATGTGTAAAGTCCATTTTTTTCGTTCGTGACGAACGAAGAACCGCCAATCCCTTGAATGGCTTCACTCCATTCACCGTCCATTTTGACAAAGAGGTTTATGTGAACAAAACTGGATATTACACCATTGCCACCATTTTCATTCCACATTCTTATGATTTCATACTTCCATCCAAAACCGCATATGCCAAATTCTTCAGTAAGTCTTTTTATACGCCACATGGGGTTTATATCAGACATGCCCTTTAGCCTCCCTGCGGCAATAGTCTTTACGGCTTCTTCTGGGACCTGTCTGATACGTTCGTATAAACATAAGTTAGGATTACTTTCCATAATAATTGTTTTTGATTGTTTTTAATGTGGAAGATACGGGATTTGAACACCGTGACCTGTGCAATGTAAACAAATGGCAAACTACTGAAAACATTGATTGCACCGCTCTGCCTTACTGAGCTAATCTCCCGGATATACCGCCCGTCTTCACAGATTGGACGGTACGAATAATACTAATACATAACTGATTCTAAGTGTAATTATTCATTGTAGGTGACGTATATTCCCAAGCATGAAAGTGATGCCATAATGGAGAACATGAATGCCGGGAATACTTGCCCAACATTGGTTATCGTTACTGATCTTACCAGCAATACAACCATACACAATAGGCAGAAGGTAAATAACACCGTCCAGGAGTTTATCTTTCTCATATAAATATAATTTCGTCTCTATAAACTTCGATAAAGTCATGTTTACCAAACTCTATCATTATTCTATCACCGTTAATGCTGTATATTGTCCCGATTTTGTTTTCAAATCCGGGAGCCTTATACTTGACTTTTACTTTTTTCTTTCTCATAATATTATATTTTTTATAATTGATATACTAAAAAATAGTCCGGTCTATCTTCACAAACCGACCGGACACACAACCTAAACTTTATGCAATGATTCAATCATTGGTGTTCCCGTGGGCGTTCCGGTGATTGCCTTACTACTTACACTAAGGATAGGTAAGCCACGGGATAATTTTATTTCTTCTTTTTTGTTTTGCTTATTATATTAAACCTTACCACACCGGGAATAGAACCTTCGGAGTAAGAAAAATAATAAGATCCTCTGTTTGCTCTAATTATTGGGGCTTCACAGCTATCGAACTTTATTGTTTTTGAATATCCGTCAACGTAATGGATATTGACGCTGTATTCATATACGGGCATTTTTAGACAAGAACATACGCCTTCACGTCTTTGCTAATTATAGTTACTCACTAATCCTATAACTTATCTTTTCAATCCTCTCCTTGCCACATTCATCAACGGTCTTGTAAGCGCCATAACTTGTCCTATAGATCATGCCTTGTACCCTGTCAATGGATATTATCGAGAAAGCATTGCTTGTGGGAGTTCCGGCCATTCGCGCTACCTCGCTATATACTGTACCATAGCTGCCCGATGAATCCTCAAGAAGCATCATCTGGTTGTATCCTTCTACCTGTTTATACGTTTTATAATGCGTATGCCCACACAAATAGGTAATGAATTCACAGCCAGAACCGATATTTGAGAAATCCACATTCACGGATATATGCTGGCTGCCGACCTTGTCATTGTAGTTCTTATTGAGAGTTGTCCTCTCCTGCCAAGCCCTGACAATATCGGGTATCATGTTCCAGCCTTGCACATAATCCCCGTCGATGATTAAAGATTGCGTCGCATCCGTGGTCGGAGTGAAATCAAACGGGTAGTGGTTACAGATGATTATGCCCGTGCCGTCAGGAACCTGCAGTGCCGTGTCACACAGCCAATCAATCTGTTCTTGTGAGTATACCGGATCATTCTGGCAGGTATAAACCAGCGTTCCGTCCGATGTCTGCATGCCGTGGTCCAGCTGGTCAAGCATGATAATCCTTATTCTGCCGTAATCATCCCCCTCCATGTCATAATAACTGTTGTGCCTGTAATTGTTGGCTGAAGGAGAGTTATCCATGGCATAACAGGTTATTATCAGCCCATGGGCATCATTCACGGATATTGCAGAACCGTCAGTTTTCTTGATAACGATAGCCATCGCCACCTCATCGTCATTGGCTATGAAATCAAAGGATGCCGCATAATTGAAAAATGTCTTGACCGTATTTCCCATATAGTCAAGTTCATTGGAAACGAATTTGGAAAATAGTATCAGGAATACCTGATATCCATTGTTTACACTGATTGTATAACGGTTTCCCGGAGAAAGCTCTATGGCGTTATTTGTCCGCAATCTGATTCCGCTATATCCGGGAAGGGACGATTCGGATGGACGATGGCCATATGTCTCCCTCCAAGTGCCGGCTTCCACAGTCTTAGGAACATCTTGCGGAGAAGTATAAGAGGTGGAACCGAAAATCACGTTTCTCCATTTTCCCGACAAGCCTTCAAAAATGGCTTCCCATTGCTCTTCCTTGGTCAAAGCTGTTGCTATATCACCTCCGTAGTCGTTGGCGTCATGATTACCCAACAAGGCCAATGCCGGCATATTGCTTGCCGTCATAATATCCCTTACCTTGTTAAGAGTTTCTATCACTGTATTTTTCGGCACTCCAGTACCGAACCCGTTTGTCAGATCGCCCGTATTAACTATCGCATCCAGCATCATGTTCCTGGCATTGGCAATGGAGATGGCTTCCCGGAGATTGGAATAACCGTCCTCGTTGGTAGCATGATTGTCTGAAATATGCAGGATGTTGCACCTTTGCACCCAACGCGCTGATACGGTATTTGAATCCCGTTTTCCCCTGCACACGGAATAATAAGCCGGAAAAAATTCTGCCCTGTTGATGTCATATACTTCATTCATCCCACCGACATCCATATATGAGAATATGCTTTGGAATGTAGGCCAGACAAATATCCTGCCGTCCCTGACATGGGCAATGGGAATATCATCGACGGAGTATTCACCACCTGCAACAATTCTGGTTATCTGTGAAAGGTCATTGACGGAAGTACTGTCATTCATCCATTCCAATCTGCTTCCGTCAATGACAAGCGTGCCATATCTTTGTTTTTTGAAATCAAAAAAGTACGGTTCAACGGCATTGATTCTCAAATAAGCCGCAGAACTGAGACCCATATTCCGATATAAGAATAATGAGGTTCCCCTTGTTACGGTCAGAGTACCATCCTTGATTTGGGCAGTTCCATCCGCTCCGATGATGCCTACGTCATTCTGTGATGCCCCGGCTATCTTGTCATAATACAGCATCCAGAGGAATGCAGGATTAACAGTTACGTGTGCTGTGCGACGCTGACAGACGGGAATTTGCAGGGCGTTGAAACCGCCATATTGTATTTTCTTTATCGTGCCTCCCACAGTCAAGGCATTTGATGCCGGATAGACTTGGGATACAGACAAATCAATACAGACGGTGTCTCCTTCAGTCATGTCCACTTCAATATCGGAAGTCGTTTCATTATTGAACTGGTATGTTTTGGCTGCTTTACCTCCCATTCCATGCAGGTACAGATAAAAGGAAGCATCTTTTGAAATAACCAGTCTGTTGCCTTTGAGCCTCATTGTTCCCTTCGCCATGTTCTTCGCATCGTCAAAGGAGCCGGCAAAAGCTGTGGGAAATACCAATGTCGGAAGTTCCAGATTTGTAAAATCATAGGTGCCAAGCACCCCACTAAGGTCTGTCCATCCAGAAGCAGAACCTTCCGTATAATGAGTAATGGTAAGGCCATGATTATCGCTTGGTGCTATGGCAGAATTATTCTCTCTCTTTATGATAACCGCCATATGCGAATATATAGCATTAAAATCATGAGTCTTGGCATAGTCTTTATATTCTCCTACTGTATTGCTTAGGGAATCTATTTCATTCGTGACAAAATTGGAGAAGAAAATGACAAATGCCACATATCCGGAATTTACATTTATTACGTAACGGGTTCCTCTGACCAGCACGATGGCATCATCAGTTCTTAGTCTAAGACCGTTATTTGGATATGCTTCATCAGAGCACTTGCTTCCATTCCTTTCACTCCATGTGCCTTGTTCTATAGTTTTGGGAACATCTTGCGTTTCCTCCGGTGAAGATGAACCACCATCACCAACGTAATAAGCATACGGTTTTGCTGAAGACAAATCTCCTACCAAAGCCCAAGCCGGTTCCGTCCGTGCAGGAAGATTGACCTCCGTATCGAAGTAGCCTACAAACGGATTTTTTGAAAAATACTTCAACTTTTCTATTTCCACCTTTGTTTTGGAGAAGTTTTCGTTAATGCGGGAGGCTGAATTGCCCCAATAATCAATGTTCTTTATTGTATTTAAATCCATTGTATATCAAAGTAATAAAAGGTATAACCTGTAATAGTATCGTCTTATTTCCGTATTTCGTTTTCTCAAACCTTAATTATCCGGGTTCATTGTGATTTCTAATGTTTGCATAATATTTAAAAATTAATAAGTATTGCTCACCCTCAACTCAACAATACGTGTTTAGCCTTTCAGCATGCCCGAATTTGACGGGAGGGGAGATGTTTTGATAAGCGTGGTATGGTCGCCCTTCGCTGCCATTTACTTTATACCAATTAAGGACTATATTGGACGCTTATAGAATTATAATACCAGCGTACGGACGCCAACCCCGTTTTCTTACTGATAGACGATTTTTCAGACTGGCTTCTTTACTATAGCAACTTAATTGTGTGCCTAAACAACCATTTTAAAGCTATCGGTGCACTCTCATAATCCCTACGTAAAGTGTAGGCTACTCCATAAATTTCGCTATCGGTGCGCGGGAATTATATATTCCAATATATCGTAAAACAAATTCCATGATTTGCCGACTAAAGTCTAACTGTTTATTTTTCCAACGATGCTGGTTTGACCTTTACCACAGCATACATCGTTGTCAAGTTGTGCCTATTCACCTCGATTTGGTTTTCAGCAGAGGATAACTTGCAACCTCAAATTTCCAATAAGTCAAAGAACTAATCAATAGTACCCTACCCAATTCTCGCTATCGGCTACCGTTCAATCCGTCAGTAGGGCTGTTGTGCGTTATATAATCGTGTAATTAATTCTCGTAGAAGAAAGCCTCACCTTTCTTTCTGAACAACCTATACCCAGCGTACAGGCTTACTAATACTGTTACTATCTCTATCATAATCGTATAAGGTTAATTGTTATCTCCAACTACTATCGTAGCATCTCAATGAAGGATTCAAGTCTATCAAAGCTTGTCTAAAATCGTTGGCAGGTTTCGGATAGTCGGTATAAACAGGATTTGTCTGTGCCTTATACTCGTCCATTTTCAGACTTGCATCCACCCAAGCATCTTTCAAAGCCTTAGCAAAAGAATACCACTTGAAAGACTTGTTCTGCTTCATGTAAACCCAAGCTCTCTGCATGATGGCTTTCATGTTATACTTGCCATCTACTACTAATCTGTAATCTCTTGCTTTCATATATGATATGGCTTTTGCCATTAAAAACTCTATATCTTGGAAGACCGGATTAGATCATCTATATTTTGACGGTCATAGATATAAGCTTTGTTCGATAGCCTATATATGTTGACTTTCGGATTTGTATTGATGTTTTCCAATACATATCGTTCTGACACTCCTAAGTATGCGGCAAGCTCTGCTTTGCTGAGCCATACTTTTTCAAGAGGTGTTACTCTTCCTAAATTCTTTGTACGTGACATGGCTATTTAATTATTGTATTATTCTTGGAAAGAAAATCACAAACAATCTTATTTCGCTTGGCAATGAATAGATCATGGCTATACTGATTATAATGTTATTTGGTTCTTGTTACTGAAACTCCTTCCGGACACACGCGTGTATAAAATGTATATCCGTGTTTTGCCAATCTGCTGGCAGTAGAACGGACAATATTCTCTTTTATATCTCTACTTCTTATGACTCTGGTTTCACCAACAGATATGCTTTTTAAAGTAGCTGCAGGTGAGATTATCTTTACTGCTATTGTTTGTTTACTTTCCATATAGTATTTGTTTAATAATTAATCAATCTCCCACAAAACAAGAACCGAAACGTCCTCTGTTGTTATTTGTATAGTAAGCGGATATTGGAGCATTAAAGCTGTCATATGAACTTCTTTTAGCTGGCTTGTATTCTCCATGTTGACTGTTTATCTGATTAAGGTATTTTTTATCAGCTTCTGCCTTATAGTCGGTAGAAACACCTTCTTTCTGCTCCCTTACCCACACTGAAAACTTTGCCATTTTCCAAGACTTTTTCAAGCACTCAGACCAAGTGTATTTACCTGTCTTACAGAAGTTATGAGCTTTTTTCATTATGTCTGATAAATCGTACTTCATATTTGCTTTCTTTATTTATTTAATTATCTTTGTATTTACTTTAAAAAAGTAACGTTGTTGATTAACAACAGTGCAAAGATACTTTCTTTTTTGGAAAGTATGAAGAAATACTTTCTTTTTTAGTTAGTATGTTGTATGTTATAAAACATATTTTATATAATTGATTGGTTATTAAGTAGATATGAAAGAGTTTAGAACAATACCAAAAAAGGAGGAGTATCCTATGTTCATTACATCAGAAGATAAGGATGCTGTGATTGATTTGATGCTTGATAGAAAAGACGAAGAAGAAATAGTTCGTTTGGATTATAAAGATGTGTCTTGTTCACTAAATATAAGTAAAGGACAATATAAAAATATTATAGAAGAATTTAAGAATGATGGTATGATCGAACAATGCGGGTATGGAGATAAGTATAAACTCTTATATGGCATACACAAGAAAAAAGAATATGGCGGATATTGTATGGAGAGGGATGCTTATATGGTAGGTCTTAACAACCTGCAATTACAGTTAGAGAAAGTACAGAAAGAGCTATCTCCAACCGTAATTGAAAAAATAAACAATGTAGTCGCCAATATGAAAGATGTATCTGAAATGATAATCGGAATAAAAACAATATCCGAAATCATTTCTCATCATATTCTTCCATAAACAAGTATGAAAGAATTGAAGCAGATCGAAGAATGATGGCAGAGATATTTAACTCGTCAGACATTTTTTTACTAAAATCTGAATTTACACAATTAATATCACCATTTATGAAAGCTCCTGCAATATATTTTAAAGAACTTATAATTTCTTCCATGTTATACGGGAAATTATTGGGAACTATAAAAGAGCTGGTTTCAAAGCAATCAGGATGTAATGATTTAACTTTTTCTGCTTCTTTTCTTAAAAGAATACCCTTCAAATTGTATTTATCATACAATATGTCACAGATGGATTTTTGTATTTCATATTTAAGCGCTTCTTTATCATTCATTGGACTATTCGGCTCTGTTGACTGCGTTTTTAATAATGATTCGTAGACTTCATCAATTAGTTCTTTAACATTAATGGTTTCTTTTAATTTTTTCATAATTCGTTCTTTGATTTATTGTACAATCGGTTAATTAATAATATAATTTTATGGATAAAAATTTGATCTTAATGTGCAAATCTGCTACTGAATATATCATTAGGAACAAAAGTATTTCCCAAAAGAAGTGCGAAGAATTATTTGGTAGTAGCGGGACAGAAGTTTTTGAGAAGCTCAAAAGTTTAGGAGCAGGCAAAAACATTGGATACGGAGATTTACAAGTCACCAAAGAAGCCAAACGGCTTATTGATACTAAGTATTTCGATAATCTAATAGAACAGATCGAAAAGGACAAATACGATAGAAACTTGTCAAATAAAAGCAAGGAAGCTACCATAAAATCCGCTCTTATAGCAAAAATAGCTTTGATTTTATCTATATTTTCGCTTACTGGGTTGCCGCAAATGTTTTTTAAATGGCTATGGTCTGTCATTTTTTAATCCGTTTATTAGCTTATTTGAAAACTCATGAATAAAGTCTTTTGTATTTAAGAGATTTTTTTTAAACTCATCATGGAAAACCTTTTCTCCGTTTAAAATTATATCTCTTGAATACAAATCGGCATCTTCATCTACCGACATTATAATCTCAATCTTTGTTGTTACATTTTTCATAATGTATATTTATTAAGTTTATTATTATGTATATTGTTACTTAATCAAGTAATTATCAAGTAAACGTCTCACTCGGTTAAGGTGCTGAATGCTGCATAGTTTGCCCTTTAGAGGGTTTTTACGCCTCTTGGCTATTAGCAGCATTCAAACAGTCATCGCTCGTATAAAGTATGCCGTTTTTAGCTGGATGGCATTAACAAGTCACCATCTTCCCGGACTTTTCGCTTACTTGTCGCTGTGAAGGCACTCCGGTTTCGTTCGCCTCTCGATTTCTCACACCCACGCAGTATCGAGTTTTAGGAGCACAACCCTCTGTCTCTCTGCTTATGCAGCCTACCGCCGATTGTACAACTGGCTTTAAATAGAAAGCCCCGTAATAGGTGCAAGCTACTACGGGGCAATCATATATAAACTCCGAAAGGAGAATGTTTAATCAATGTCAGGTAACTACTTGCACTTGTTACGGATGCAAAGATACTATCTAAAATGGAAAGTAAAAATAAAAACGAAGTAAATCTTAGTGATTTAACAAAAAGATTTCTTGAAGAAGTCGAAAGGATGGGTGTGTCTTTCTATAATATAGCGAAGAGTACCGGAGTTCAAGAGGCTATGTTTACCAAAATTAAAAAGGGAATACAAGAGCCTAGTAAGAAGTTTCTTTCCAAGTTTGCTGAATGCTTCCCGGATGCAAATATGAAATATATCTATTTGGGAAATGAAGAAAAAAACAATGAAGATGATAAAATAATAAGCGATGTGACAAATAGGTTTATACGCACCTATAAGGAAATGGGGCTTACTGGTTATAGGATGGGAAAGGATTGTTCTTCTATAACCAAACAGAAAATATCGAATATAGAAAAAGGAATTACCGAAGTTACTACCGATATTCTTGCAGATTTTGCTTTGGCTTATGAAAATGTCAACGCCAACTACATCCTTACCGGTAAAGGCAATATGTTCCTGAACAGTGAATCGCCTGCGTTATTATCAAAGGAAGAAGTGGAAGGAATGCCATCACCGGAAAGTGCCGAATATTGGGAAAGAATGTACAAATCAGCGGTAACAACGTACGAGGCAATGCTGCAGAATTTAGAGGAAAGATTTAATGCGCTTGATAAGCCGTTGAAGGACATGCGAGAACTTCTTGTTGAAAGAAAAAAAATCGTGTAAGGTTATGTTTACAAACATATTTTATTTTAAAACTTTTTGCCTCTTATTAATGTTATAATACTTATTATTCTTCCTGTGTAATATTAATCTATAACTTATGAATGAAAATTATGCCCTAATGATGCAACACATGTTGCGAATTTCAGAAAATCAAGCGCAAGTACTTAAGGAATTAGCAGAATTAAAATTGGAAATTGAAAATCTTAAGAGCAGGAGCTTAAAAAGAAAGAAAGTTTATCGCATGGAAATTTTGAAAAAGCCAATGTAAATTGAGAAGGGTGGGGCGGCAGTCCCACTTTTATTTTATGAGTTAAGCGAGAAAACCCTTGTCTTTAGGAAATGTCATAAAAATGTTTCCAAAGAAGAAATAATAGAATCCATAATACCAAATCCGCAGCACTTTATATCGCTCCTTCCAAGAAGAAACAATCATGTGACTAACATATGGAAGTCTTAATGAGTTCTTCCGAGAAGGAGCGATATATGGTAACGATCGATTAAAGAATCTCCATTTAAACAATGGTTATTAGTTAAATAAAAAGTGCCCGAACTTGGATATCGTCCGGACACAAAAAGGCGGAGTGAGTGTTTAACTTACCGCCTTATGTTAGTTAAACTTGTTTAGGTAGATTTTCCTTCCCTTTTTCCAGCATCTCTTTAAAATCAATCCCTTCTTTTTTATCTTTCTCTGCAAAATACATGAACAAGTCAGCCCCACAGATATAACCTAAAAAGACATCTATCGTATAGTTTGTTATTCCTTCTTCTACGGCTTTAACTTGTTCTATTCTTATTTGTCCTTTTTGTGCCACTGCATACCTCGATAGACCTTTTGATTCTCTAAATGCTTGCAATGCTTGCCCTAAGACTTCTCTGTAATTTTGTTTATCCATATCACTTAATATTAAAGTATTTCTTTATATAACTTTGGGACACTCCAGTCTTTTCAGACAAGGCTTTAACTTCAGAATGCTTGGCAAACCGTGACAACGAATATTCCTTCAATTTTTCATCGTTGCTTGTACGGTACTGAGCAATCAGGTCAGGAACAACTTTACAGGGAGAATCATCATCCACTTCTTCATTAGCATTCTCGAAAGCATGCATATCATAAGTACCATCTTTCCAATCGTTTATTACTTCTTGAAAGTCAGAAATTTCATATCCCCTTTTCTCACACACAGCCTCTATTTGGCTTTCAATAGAAAGAAGCTCATTACATGCAGACCTTATATAAAGGTAGATGTCATTTGAACCTCTAAGAGGGGTATTCGGTTCATGATCTGAAACTCTTACTTTTAATCCGTTTATTTGATAATACTTGCTCATATTGTTTATTGCTTTATTTCTTATGATGCAAATATACTACAAATATTTGTACTATCAAAGAGAATGCTACAAATATTTGTATGTTGTATAACATTTAAGCGGTAAATCCAATACGTCAAAGATCAACTACCGATTTTATAAGGTTCGGTTTACCTCATTTCAACAATAGAAATGGACATTTTATAAAAAATCTACTGAAATGGATTGCGGTATCTGATATTATTGCTATCTTTGCACGTATATTTGATAATTACTTATTTTCTTGTTTTACTTCACTGATATAGGTGGACATATACTGATCAGAAGGCATTTTGTATGATAGTTGGTTAGTCTTTTGTTATTTCAAGGGAAAAGGAAAGATTTTAGATCTTAGAAAGTAAGTCTAAATATAAGTCAAATTACAAATATATATATTATATGTTGTTGATATACAGGCGGATATGAGGTTGTTTTTGCAGCTTCCCAAGCTGAGGGTCGCGAGTTCGAGCCTCGTTTGCCGCTCTCGTTGGAAATCAAGTAGTTAGTATATGTTAGCTACTTACATAACTATTTCTTAGCTTTTCTTTCCGTGATGGTGGAGAGTCGTGAAATAACGTGGATGCAGTATAAATTGCTGAAAGTAATGGCATTACATAACTTAACCGGGAGGTATTCCGCTACTCCGGTGTCCCCAAAGAATATCTTTTCCAGAGTAAATGACTAATCATTGCCGAGTGACAATTATCTGCTGATAATGAATGGTATATCGATAAAAAAACATTGGTTTGCTTTGCGTGTCACATATAGTCGTGAATTGGCACTAAAAGCTCTTTTGGACAAAGAGGGGATAGAAAGCTTTATTCCGATGCACTATGAATATGCGGAGAAAAACGGCAGGCGCATACGTAAACTTGTTCCCGCTGTTCATAACCTCGTCTTTATACATTCCACCCGTAAGTGCATAGACGCCTTGAAAGATAAACCCGGCATGAACATTCCCATGCGTTATATCATGGATCGTGAACTTAGACGTCCTATTATCATTCCGGACATACAGATGCGCAGCTTCATTCTTGTTGCCGGAAGCTATGACGAATCCGTTCTTTATGTGGAACCTGCCGAGCTTCATCTGGCAAAGGGACAGAAAGTACGTATTACCGGAGGTGTGTTCGAAGGTGTCATCGGTGAATTTGTCCGTATCCGCCACGACCGTCGTGTAGTGGTCAATATAGAAGGTGTTATGGCAATCGCCACCACTTTTATTCATCCTTCCCTTGTTGAGCCTATTGCCGATTAACCGTCAGTGGTGCCATTCATAACTTGTAATTTATAATTCATAATTCATAAACATACATGTCTGATCACGTTTCATCCTTGTTTTCGCTTGCCCATAGCCTTCTGACGCTTGGCTTGGACGGCAATTCCATTTATGTGGATCATTTCACGCGTTTGAATCGCGAGGTATACGAACAGGCTCTTCGTCTGTATGATACTCATGGTGATACAGTGGAATCGGAAGCAGAACTTTGTCTGGGACTTTTGGTTGCTTTTAATGCTACGGTGTATGATAACGGTCATAAACAGCAATATGTTCAGAACATTCTCGACCGTTGTTTTGAGGTGATTCCCGACCTGCCGGCTTCCCTACTGAAAGTACGTCTCCTGACCTACTGTTATGGTGAGGTCTATGAAGACGAACTGTCAGCACAGGCACATGCGATCATTGATACTTGGAATCGTGCCAATTTAACAAGTGAACAACAGGAAGCTATCGATGAGCTTCAAAACATAGAAGACAACCCCTATCCGTGGGAGTATGTCGACTGATGGCATTGAAGATTAAAGCTCCCGGTACTGTTCTCTTGCGTCAAAACACGGGCATGCCTTGTGTATGGAGCTGCTGAGCTGGTAATGTCCCAGTATTTCCGCTTGCGGATAATCTGTTTTCAGTTGTCGCAGCAGGTCGAGTAAAGAGCATTTCTGGGCATACGTCCTTGTGTCGGCCGGTTGTCCGCGTTCGTTCAATCCTCCTTCATAGCAGATGCCGATGCTCCGGTCGTTCCAGCCTGTGGCATGCGCCCCAATCTGGTGAACCGGACGACAAATGTGTACTTCTCCATCACGGGTGATGTAGAAATGATAACCGATGCTTGCGAAACCTCTTGCCAGATGGCAGCGGCGGAGAGCCTCTATGGATAAATTCCGGTCATAGCGCGTGGCGCTGCAATGAACTACCAGGAGGCGTACCTCCCGATAGTTCTGATAAAAACTGCCTGCTCTCATGGCTATTTCATGCAGGAATTTAGTCCGAATACACCTGCCAGAGCAGATGCTATGGCA